ATAACCCACCCCCCCCAGGACCTTTTGCACAATGAGTATTAGTTACCGCAATCCATCCATCGACAATTTTTTCATATAAAACAAACATGTCTATCCCAGCGCAATTCTCGGTATTCGCCGAGTACGCTGAGAATGCATATGTGATTCCATGCTTCAAAGAAACCAACGGTGAATATATGTAATTCTCTTTATTTGTGTTGTTGTAAAGAACATGGCGATGGATCACGTCAATACCCCCGTTCGGATATGTCCATCCGGCTCCAGATCGTGATCCTGTAAGTAAATTAGGATATTTAAATGTCTGTGTCATTATGCCTCCAGTCTTGCACCATATACGGATGTGCTATCAACGCTGGAAGCAGCGATCGATAGTGTCCTGCCCGTGCCAACAGAACTTCCATTTTTATACCATCGTATAAGCCCGATCCTAGCCACATCCTCATCTGAAAGTTCGGCGCCTCCTCTGAAGACGTGTGCTGTCATGACAGTAGAGCCTGAACTGTTCTTGAATGTAGTGCCCTTGTCACTCGTTATCGTCATAGAAATCGCATCGGATCCTTGAGCCCCCGTTGCACCTGTGTCACCTTTTACGCCCTGAGGTCCTTGAGCGCCTGTTGCACCTTTAGGACCTTGAGCGCCTGTTGCACCCGTGTCACCCTTAATTCGTGCCCACGTGTAGGAACTAACTGAAGTCGAATCCGCCGAATTATAGTCCGTATATGTTCCAATATACGTTCCAACGGTTTCGCCACTATTTGATGTAAACGTTGAACCGCCATCGTTCGAGTATTTCACATGGAAATATGGTGTTTTACCGTCAGCACCTTTAGCTCCTGGAGTACCATTCGTTCCATCGTTAACGACTTGAGTGTGTGTTCCTGTTTTATCTGTGATTGAGATCGTAGTCTTGGTCCCGCTCTTCGTTACAGATACTGTCGGTGATACACCGTCAGCACCCTTAGGACCTTGAGCCCCCGTTGCACCTGTGTCACCTTTTACGCCCTGAGGTCCTTGAGCGCCTGTTGCACCTTTAGGACCTTGAGCGCCTGTAAAAGCGATCGAAACAGAGAACTGTTTATTGATGACAATATCCGTACCAGAAATAGAAACCGGAAGAATAACATCCCCTGGTGTCTCAAAGTTTGTGGACGCTGCGATTATAATTTTAGGAGCTAGCAAACTTGTATTGCCTTTCGATAGCGTAATTCCAGTTGGCATTGTCGCTTTCGAAATATCCACCGAGCATGGGATCTGATCGCCACCTCGCATCGCAATAACTTCAGTGGAACATGTTCCGGCTATTGCATGCTCTGTAGTTCCCAAAAAAGTATACGCTTCGCTCGTCAAGATCACGGAATATCCATCGGTCAGGTCGACAAGCGTTTCCTGAGCTCTTGCTATTATTGGCATCGTTTATCTCCTTATCCTGCTGCATTCAATTCGACTGTAAATATCCCGTATCGATCTACATCATTGGGAGATACTGTTAATCGAAATCCGTTATCAGAGAGTCTGGAATCGGTCGAATCAATAGCACTAAAGTCATCGTCGCTGTACCGCTTCATCGACCATTGTAGACGGCTCCCGGTTCCAAATTCGCTCTCTAATTGAGCCTGATTCGTTATGACAAAAGAACCATGGAACACAGTGACTGTCATAACCGTTGAAATGTCACTATTTTTAAACACGGTTCCTTCTGACGAATGAATATATATATCTACTCCATTGAACACTCTTTTATTTGCTTTTTCCAAAACTCCATCCGCGGCAATTTTTGCATTTCGAATTTCAGACTGAGCGTTTGAGTCAAGGTCTGAAATCGTTACCGCTCCTTTTAAATCGATCTTATTCGCTGCAATCGTCACATTATCCGCGCTTTGATTGATAAGCGATACCACATTTTGACCGTTGAAGTCTGTCTTGGAAACCTTGGAAGTGATCGAGTTAATATCTGCTTTCAACTGGGATCCCATATTGTCGATCGTAAGAGTCCCAGTGGCAATCTCGTTTGATGTGATGCTCTTTGCAACAAGTTTGTCCGCTGTAATTGTATGATCCGTCAGTACACCACCATCCAGTGTATCGACGTTCGTACTCGTCAAATCTCCGCTATTGTTCAGCTCATACAGAACACCTTTGTCAGACCCCTTGAGAAGCAATCGATCTGCTGTCAATGTCCCTGCTGTAATCCTGTCAGCATTGAGCGTTACAGCATCCAGCTCCCCAGTGACTTTTCCATCTACGATCGTGGATGACTTCAGCACACCACTATCTGCAAGCAATGTACCAACGCTTTCAGTAGTTACATTCGCCAAATCAACGTGAGCGTAATCGGCCCGAATATCTTTGGCTTTCATGTAGTCGGAATGCAGCTCATTGATCGTTGCAAATTTAGAATCTAGAACAGACGTCTTTGCATAATCAGCCTCAAGTGTGCTGATCTTGGCATACGTCGCATCCAGATGTTCTGTATCCGTATAATTCGAATGCAACTCTTTGATTGTCGCAAACTTCGCATTCAGCTCAGACGTCTTGCTGTAATTACTTGTCAGATTTTCAACGGTTGCATACTTCGCTTCAAGCGTCTTTGTGTCTGTATAATTGGCCTTCAATGCATCCGCTTTCACAGTCGTTGAATCCAGCTCATCGATTCGAGCGTTTGCAGCTGTAATTGCATCCGCCTTCACCAGATTTGCATTCAGATTATCCGTTGTGATTGCTTTTGCTTTCAGATCATTGACAGTAGCGTTCGTAGAATTCAGATTTTCAATCGTAGCATAATCGGATTGGAGCTGTTGAATCGTCGCATACTTTGCTTTCAGCTCATCCGACTTTACAGTCGTTGATTCAAGCGTTGCTACTCTTGCATTTGTAGCATTCAGTGCATCTGTTTCTACAAGCTTCGCGTTCAGATTATCTGTTGTAATCGCTTTCGCTTTCAGATCTTCTACATTGGCATTCGTTGCATTCAGATTATTGACGCTGGCGTATCTGGCATTCAGCTTCTCAGTAGTCAGATTACCGGCAATAAAGTTATCAATCTTCTCAACCTGCTTAGACCCAGCCGTTGGATTTGTAATGTTTGACGTAACAGTAGCGGTATGGTCCTTAATAAGAACCATTGCTCGATCGCCATCGTCGACATGGCAGGTTGTGTCCACAGGTGTTTCAGTATCAGCGCCATCTATCTTGATGTATGGATTACTGCCGTGCATAACGATCTTTCCATACCGATATACTTCAGAAGGTTCTTTCTTTGAATCGTTTGTAACCTTTACAAACTCCTTTATCAGGTTCTTTGGAAGATTCAAAACTTACGCCTCCTTTCCAGTATAGTCGTTGGTAATTTTTCCACATAGGTTCTTTGTGAAGATCGCAGTCTCTGAAATCGTGCAGCCGGTTGAGCATTTGATTGACTGTGATGTAACTTTTGCCTTCTCTCCGACGATACCTGCTCGTTCATAATCCAATCGAACGCAATCGCCAATCGTCACTTCGTTAAAGCCATGCTCATAGCTGACCTTGTATGACAAAGACGATGCTGCTTGAAGTTGCACTTTGGCATATCGGTCTACCGTCGATTGGCTACTCGTGCTCATCAAATCTGGATTTTTGATCCTTTTTACGATCTCTCGTCCTCTATTCTGTACAGAGATCGGACTCGATTCATCTCGATTAGACATACGAGAATATAAGTATCCGTTCTTAAATGAATAACAAACCTCTATAACATTCGGGATGGAATATAAATCTCCCTCAACTGTGATAGACGGCAACAGAATTGAACTGTTATCGTCGCTATATGTGAAACGCGGCTGAAGTGATGCGGTTTCCTGTGATGGTGCAAACAATATCTCGCCCATTTGATTTACTTCAAATCTATAATTTGCGTTCTGCAGAAGATCCTTGATAAACGAAAACCAGGTATCATCATCGTTCGCCACGAAATTTGCCTGAAGTACTGCATCAGAATCTGTTTTTGGTTCTATAACAGTAGCCCTCATATGTTCTTTTGTAAGTCGATATGCAGCCGTCAGGATGTTTGTTCCCTTCTTGATAGAATATCCAAGAGGCGGTTGGGACTCTTTTAACTCAATCAGCGGTGTATAACCATTGATTGAGTACGTATGCATGATGCCGTCAAACGAATCAGATGGCGTCTGCACAAGATGTGTCCCAAGAGGAAACAAACGACTTACCCCATTTTGATTTGCAACGAGGTATGTCCTGACGTAACATTCATGGAGGTTTTCTGTCAAAGAAAAAGAGGCCGAGCCCAATGTCTCAGCCTCCAGATCCCGTTCGATTGAAGAAGACGTAAACATATTCAGTTTACGCTTATTTTGCCATGTTCCAGGATCAACCTCGTAAAACTCATATGTTTGCTGCATAGACTTGGTCCAGTCTATATTCATACGTCTCCTTCTACCCTTGTGATTGTAAGAGTCACAGGGATTGTTGTTTCGTTGTGATTCTTGTTGTAAGATACTTTGACGTTTGCCCAGAATCCTAGCCCAGATGGTTCTCTGACATAACAGTCTCCCATCCACATAGACAATCTTCTAATGAGCTTCAAAGTATCTGTATCGTCCGCCGGTATTACACTTGACCAAGTTCCGCTTTCCCCGATTTGTGTACCATAGTACGAAACCGGATACCGACGTCCAATGTATTTGACCGCAGATACGTCCGGGCTGGTTGTATCACTGATGTCCACATTGTATGGAAGTCTCAGTGCGTAACCACCGGTTGGGTTCTCTGTGTCATTTGTGTCTTGGTTCGTCTGGAACTGCTTCACAGAAGAATCCTCATCCCATTGGATTAAGATGCATCTGTCTTTGCTTTCGATTCCGTCGAACAGGACGTCTCGATAAGACATAGTGCCTGTCTTCGTGTCGACTGCCACAATCCTATATTCAGAACTTCTCATGTAAGGATGCGGGTCCACAAATATCGTAACTCCATCGTCCGGATAATCCTCCACGATCGCAACATACTCAGTTCCGTTATCTTCTTTCCTATAAACAGATATAGGAGCCCCAATTGCTTCGTTCGGATCCGTTGATGGTGCCATCGGTCCTTCTGTAGCATCATTCTCTTCAACGTACTCGTCTTCTGTGACCGTAGCATCAGTATCAACCGTACTGCATACTGGCAGAATCTTGACGCTATAACCATCTTCCGCAACTTGAAAATACGCATACGGGTAAAGCTCCGCTGACGAATCAAATATAACTGGGAAGTCCAACTCAGTTTGAGCAGACAACCCGGAACTCATTGCCACGGTTACTTTCAAATGATACGCCTTAGAATATGATTCTGAACCAGTTGCCTCTTCGGTGAGCTGCACTGACGTTGATTCCAGATCGATGTCGTTTGGCTTCAGAAATAATTTGAGAGGGTTATCCGTAACGTCATAGTACTTCTCAAATATCTTTTCTCCAGCATCAATCTTCTCTGGTTCACCATATTTATTGGTTGTCGTATAACCATTTATCGTCGTTACCTGAACACTGTATCCGATTGGCCACTGAGACACCCCACTTTTTGGAGCGATATTGAATGCTAGCGGATATGATCGTACAATCTCCGGGAAATTCTCCAGAACAACAGTGACCGGCGCCCACACCTGGATCTGTCTTGTTAAAGACCAGTCGGAAGGTGTGTCAATCAGTCCCCACGTGCGAACTTTCCACTGAACTTTATCACCGTCCTGGCAATCTTTTGTATCGTACTGGTATTCAGTAATCGGATTACCGGCTGAATCGTCACCGGTGACAGTAAACTGTTTCTCATTTTGACCGTTGATCATCACACTGATCTGTGCTTTGGTCTGTTTGGATGTGTCTTCTGAGTTATGTACCCATCTGAACAATACTTTATCGCCGATGTAGCATACAGTTGTATCAGAGTATGTCGTGGATGGCGATGGCTTGGTTCCAATCTTAATAGAAGACTGTTCACTCCATCCTGAATCGCCAGTAGAGTTCGTAGCCTTCAAGCGGAACCACCAAGTTTTGCCCTGCTCAAGTCCGCTGACGATTGCCATATTGGTATCACCAACGGACTGAGACTGAACCGCGCTTGTATGATCAAAATATGACTGTTCAGTCGTGTACTCAATGGTGTATCCAGATGCGCCAGGACATTTGTCCCACGTGAGTTTTACCGATACACCATCTTTCTGAGCAGAAACACTTGTAAAACGGCTTGGTCTACTTGGCTTGGCATATACAACTTGTGAGTACCCAGACCAAGTAGACGTGTGTGCCCGGTTGCTGGCCAGTGCCCTTGCACAATAGCCAACACCAGGCGACGCATTATCGCTCCATTTGTAAACATTCTTTTCGTTAGTTCCAAATTCAAGCCATCTGATCTGATCCTGATTCTGGTTGCAAACCTGAACTTTGACAACAGTAGCACTTGAATCAGCATATTCTAGAGAAACAACGACCCGGTTGTTTTCGTCAATCGACACGCTAGGTGCTGACGGGTTTGAAGGTGTGCCAGTATAGAAATCTTCTGGAAGAACAATGCTGGCATATGCCGCGCCTGAATTCCAGTAGCCATTCTTCCCTTTTTTAACGCTACATCTTGGGACAACTCTTATTCCAAGATTTCTAAGTGTCGTATCAGACAACGATGCAGTCGCTTCGCCAACTGTGACACTTGTCGGGTCACTGTTTTTACTCTGTCCGGCATAGTTTGTATAGGTCCAAGTGATATCGAACCCGCTACAATTTTTGTATCCAAACCCCCATGTTGCGCGCCAATCGTTTGTACCGACAAGGCGGGTGATCGACAAATTTACAACACTTCGAGTGGGAATTCTTTTGCTTTTTTTCTTTGCCATTCTTACACCCTCCTTTCCAATCGAGCTGCTGAAACAAGTTGCTGGATAGCATTAGACACATTGCTGCCATCATCGTAAGTAATGCCGTTAATTGTATAGTTGTTCGCAGAAATACCGCCGAGCGTTTTATTAAGAGACGTTACTGCATCAACGACATCCTGATTAGACGCATCTCTTTGCGCTGAATTGAAGTTTGAACGGACAGCTGACATGCTCGGGTTCAATGTGAACATGTTATTTGCGTTAAGAAGATCGTTCATCGTAGCAAGATCTGACTGCATATTCGACAGGTCAATCACCGGTCTGATCGTAGGCATAGTGTCGGAGATCCCATTTTGAAGCCTTTGCGAGGCTTCGTCGAGTGCTCTCTGTGTGCCATCTGAAGAAGCAGACCCAAGACCATAGCCAGCCTTGTACGCACGATTCTCATAATTCTTAATACCGATAACCAGACCCATCGCGATGAATTGACCTGATTTGATAAATTCCTTTGCCGGTGATCCTTCCCCTACGGCATCCTTTTCACCACGGTGTGCTGCTTTACCAAGCTCATAACCAGCTCGATATGCCTCACCTTGCTTAGCATTAATACCGTTGATAAGTCCATAAGATATGTATTCACCGGAATCTTTGAACGAAGAATACAGCCCTCTGATTTTGCTTGCTGCTGTAAGCAACACCTTTGACAAAGCGGTTTGAATTGCGCTATGCCTGCTTTCAAGACCATGGAGCAGCTTTTCTGCAATCATGGTACCAGTAGAACGAAAGTCCTTTGCAGTTCCTTCAACAGCGGATCTAGCTGATTTCATCATCTTGGTTGCACTGTCAGAGATCTCAGTTCCACTATTTGCGAATCCACCAGAGATGTTCTTGGACACACTGGACGCAGCCTTCTCAAGACCGCCATAATCAAGGTTTCCAAGGCCATCCATAGCCGTTTGGAGTTTAGAAAGTTTTGTGCTGTCAATATCTGAAATACCAGACAATGACGAAGCCATGTTCGAGATCTTTACTGCATCATCCGCCAACTTTGCCATATCGACGTCAGCCATCGTGGTATAGTACTCAGATATACTTTGAGCCAATGGAACAAGCTCATCAGCAAAGTTCTTAAGATCTCCATCTTTGTTACTGTTTCCAAGATTTTGATACTTCAATGCAGCTGAAATATTTGACAACGTCTGAATCGCAGTACTAGCTGCAGTTACGTTTTCGTCTGTAAATGAGTGTTTTCCGATTTCATCAACGTATTCACCAAGCCCCTTTGCTAAATCAGATAAGTTGTCGCCAAAACTTCCAAGATCTTGTTTCTTTCCGGTGACCCAACTAAAGAATCCACCGGTGGTTGGCATGTCGTTGTTTGCAATCGTGGCGAGCATGGTTAATAGTTTTCCGGATTTATCAGACTGGTCGAGATCAATATCATTGCCATTTAATACAGTTAGATATTCCTTAAGCCCAGTTGCAAGGCCGGTCATGTTAGTCCCAAAATCTCCAAGGCTTAACTTACTTCCCGTAACCCAACTTAAGAAGCCACCTGTTTTTGGCATTTCCTCGCTCGCAATATTAGCAAGCATCGAAATGAGTTTTCCAGAACGATCTACCTGTGTGCTATCGATGTCAACGTCGGTCAAAGCGTCACAATAGCCTTTTACACCAGTAGCCAGTTTTGGCATATCGGTCGAAAAGCTATCAATATCAATGGTTCCCAAGAACGCTTGGACAACGCCACCGTCTCTCGGAAGACCATTGCAAACACCTGTAATCATCGTAAGAAGTTTTTTAGATGAGTCGGTCACTCCGTCGTCTATTGTTACATCAGTCAACGCATTGCAATATCCGGCGACAGCAGTAGCCAGCTTTGGCATATCAGTTGAGAACTCGTCGATATCTATGGTTCCCATAAACGCTTGAACAACCCCACCATCTTTTGGAATATTGTCACAAATATCAGTCACCATCTGAAGAAGGTCCGTTGATTTTGTGAGTTTGTCGTTATCAATCGTAAGCCCAGATATAGTCGTAATATAACCGGCCAATCCAGTTGCGAGATCGGTTAAACTACTACCGAACTTTTCAAGACCGCTTCCTCCAGTAATCCACTGGGTAATCCCATCGAGCAGTTCGGCTCCGGTAAATTTGAGAATGGATGTCGCCAACGAGCCTAATGAGTCAAGTCCGCCACTATCGCCCATAGATTTGATGGTGGTCAGTGCCATTGACAATGATGCGGCGAATGATGACAACAGAACTGCAAACTTTGGAAGCTGCTTACTCTTCTCCAAGCACCCGTCTATAATACCGGCAACGAAATGTCCGATTGCCTCTCCTACTTCATACAAAATATCAAAGCCAGTGGCATCTCCGAGTGCTTTAATCGCGATCAATACTGCGCTAAGAACGCCAACCACAAGCAGGAATCCAAGCAACCCATTTGCGATTATAGGGAACGGGAAAGTGCCTATAATCGATATTCCAAGCACAGCAACGACAAGCATATTTGCTAACAAGCCAAGCCCAATAGCTGCTGCTATGCCTTGCTCAAACGGTATCTCTGCAATCAACTTAACCGCGAAAGCAAGAGAAATAGCAAGAAGACTCATTCCAACGAGCGCCGGCAAAGCGGTCTTGCATATTGCACCAACAATGGTAAGTGCACCGATGCATGCAGTTATTGCCGCGATTGCCAACACCGCCTGCCCAATTTTATTGCTCGATAGCTCTCCGATCTGAACCATTGCCATCGCCACGATATAGAGTGCTCCGGCTATTGCCACAATCTGAATGATTGAAAGCACCCCTCCCGAAATCGAGGACGACTGCATAGCATTCATGACAACATACATAAGAATAACGCAAGTTCCGAGCAGAACAATTGATGCAGTCGCAAGAACTAACTTGTTTGGTTGTATCTCACTAAGTTTGCATACTGCTGCAGCAATCAGACTCAATGACGCTGCAATTGCTATTATCGTAATAGCATTTCCGATACCCTTTTTGATGCCTCCTCCTTGCTTATTCATAAACGAAACGCAAAGAAGCATGACCGACATCATTCCCATAATACCCATCATGGCAATGGTTGCACCGGCTAATTTGCTTTGTTCTGTACTCGCCAAATCAAGCACTGCAGAAACGATTATTTTGAGGGAAAACGCGATTGCAATGATGCCAAGATAGTTTGAAAGCGATCCCTTATCGGTACCGAAGTGCTTCATCATGAACATGATCGTTCCAAGCGCTATAAAGATAGGAATCAGATTCAACAAGCCTTTCCATATCGTGCTAATTGGCATCTTCGAAACTTCGAGAAACGCGCCAATCATCAACCTGATGGCAACTGCTACTGCGATAAGCCCGAACAGATTAGAAACACCAGCGTGTTTTGAGATTTCAGATGAAGCAAGTTGCACGCCAATAAGCAAAGCAGCTATAGCTGTTAAAACGCCAAGAGTTCCAAATATCTGACCTGCAGATTGTCCTTTTACAATTCTCGCAATAGAGTCATATGCGCGAACCATAATAATGATGGCTGCAGATATCAGCAATACGTTCTTGCCAACCCCACCTCCAATATTGTTGCCATTTGATACTTTTGCAAGCTTGGACATGAGGAAAGCGACGCCGACCATCATTCCGCAAAGAATCGCTAGTACACCAATCGTGGATATAATTTGTGCGGGACTCATTCCTCTCAGTCCGTTGGCCAAGATTCTAAACGCGATCACCAATATCAAGACTGATCCAGCCAGAGCTAATAGGCTCTTGCCCACACCTTCGATCTGCCCAAAGTGTTGACTCCCAGCTGTAATCGTGCTGCTCTTCTTATCAATCAAATAGCATACTGCGGCTAAAGTGATTATCAATCCGGTAATGATACCTAATGCAGCAACACCTCGCCACATTCGATCGGCCGGCATAGTTCCAAGAACACACGCGACCGCTGCTAGCGCAGCGATAGACAATATCACATGCCCGATCGCATCGATTTTTTCTGCTTCTGCATGTTTCTGAATCGCTTCAGCTTTGGCGTTAATCAAATGCGGAATGGATCCAAGCAGATTTCCAAGTAGATGGATCACGTCATGCATGACCTTGAACAATGCAATGAATAGCACTGCATTTTTAATTGCTCGAAGAGTGTCGTTGTTTGAAACTTTCTTAAATCCAAGGAACAAATTTTTTATGAACGTAAAGAAAATAGAAAATCCGTTTTGATACGGTTTAATCTGGTCTTTCGTGTTTTTGAACGCTTCTCCAATACTAGAAAAGATTCCCTTCAATCCTTCCCATAGATCGCTAACAATTTTTCCGAACTTTGAATCTTTAAACTTTCCAAATATCTTCGAGAATGTCTTCGAAATCGAAGGAAGGAGATTCGGAAATGCCTTCTGAATCCATTCGGCGATGCGATCCTTAACCCCAGACAATTTCTTCTTTACTTTTTCAAAAAATGCTTTCGGGTCTGTAAATAGTAAAGCAACATTATCTGCAATCTTCTTTACAAGTTTGGCAAATACATCTTTCACTTTTTTAATGATACCGCCAAACGATCCCTCGGCAGCGCCATTTATGTTATCTCCTAATCCAGAGAAGAAATGTTCAAACGCGCTCTTTGTGTCTTCCCACCACTGTTTCGGATTTGTGAAAAGTTTTATGATCCAATCTTTGAACTTAGTCCATCCGGAAACGAATGCATCTTTTATTCCGCTTATCATCCCTGGGAACAGTTCATCAATATGTTCTTTTATCGATTTCACAATCCCCGAGAACCAAGAACCTATTTTTGAAAAAGCTTCTTTTGGATTTGTTATCAAAAGCGAAAAAGCATCATGAACAGTTTGGAACAATTTCTTTAAGCGACTTGTTACGGCATCAACGACACCCGGAAAGAACTTATCTAAGCCACTCTTAATGTTTGTTCCTATCGTGGAAAATATCTGTGAAATAGACTTTAAAGAACCGTCACCGTTTTTGAAGAAATCGCCGATCGCTTTCGTATACTTCTTGAATGTAGCTGTGAATGCTGTCTTTAGACTCTTTCCACTAAGCGCATATACTTTCTTAAAGTAATCAATCGGTGCTTTGATCTTATTAAAAACAGTTTTAACACTGCTTCCAATAGCTGATAAAACTCCATTGACGCCTTTAAGGAATCCCTGAATCTTCTCATTCTTCGCGAACCAATCGGCAATCCATTTTAATCCGCTTGCAAGATCTGAAAACAAGGACAAAGCAAAACTGCCAACCGATTCAAGCACCGGCCCCACTAATTTCCCAATCGCAGAAGCGATGTGCGTAATCGCTTTCCAAATCGTTTGAAGAACCGTAGCAATCCCAGAACCTACATTTTGAATTTTCGCTAGTGTCTGCGGACTGAACTTGATCTTGCTTGTGAAGTCGTAGATCTTCTTGAACGTGTTGTACAGAATCTGTCCCCAGTCAGCTTTAAAGATCGACGAGAACCCTTTTCCGATACTGGAGAACAAAGAACCAAAAGTGCTTGCAATGTTCTTAGCAGCCCCGATCAACAATTCGCGACCAGACTTTGTCGATTTGCCGTTCTGGTCAACCAGATCAGAAAACAGTTTGGTCTGCTGACTAGCATGATTCGTCGCCAGAGCATAATCTATTAATGCATCAGCAGCTTCTTCGGTAATGCCTTCCTGCATCAACTGAGTTTTGATCGTTTCTCTCTGATCATCTGAAAGAAGAAGCGCAGCATCGGCTTGTGCAAGCAATGCGTCGTTGCACTTCCCGCTCCAATCAGTCAGTTCACCGATTTTATTAATATACTCAGACAACTTGTCTGTGTCGTATCCCTCTTCGCCAGCTTGCTCTAGCGTCTTCTGGCCTTTCACAATTGCTTCGACTTGTGAGTGCAGATCAGACAGATCTTTCTCGGTCATTCCGCCTCTAAGCTGTGTCAAAGAGTTGCCAACCTGTTTCATAAGATCTTTGTCGAGCCACCCTGTTTTTAACGTCTCTTCAAAGCTCCCATATTTCTTAATCATGTCATCTATAGGAACACCTGACGCCTTCGCGGTGTGTTCCAAAAGCGTTACATACGCATCATAATCTTTTTTATTGATAAGAACTTTATCGAGATCGGTTTTGTCCTTAATAAATTCGGTCTGGCTTCCAAATGCCTTCTTAATGATCTTGTTTCTTCGGTCAGCCGATTTCTGAATTGCAGCACCGACATTATCTGAGATTGAAGTCCAAAGCTCTTTCGCCTGATCGAAATCGCCAACGATCAGTTCCCAAGTCTGAGTCCATCCAGACTGAGCCGCTTCCTTCAATGTGTCAATCAACTGTGTGAATGTCTTAACCTTCGTAGCAGCCTCGTTCGCTGTTTTTCCCATTTCAATAATGTCGTCGATCTGCTGCTCTGTGTACCCCATGCTCTGAAGCTGCTCTTTGGACATGTCCCCAGTAAACTGTTTCAAAGTTTCTGTCAGAACCTGTGTAGTAAGCCAACCAGACTTCAGAGACTCTCTGAATGATCCAGCTTTCTCGATCATTCCATCGACATCTTCGCCCATTACTCGGGCTGTTCGTTTCAGTGCTTCCTGAAATACTTCACCACCCATTCCGGCATTGACAACTGAATTCCAGTCCTGAAGCTTAACAGTTCCAGACGCAAGCGCCTGAGACAGCTGATACATAGCTGTACTAGCCTGCTGAGCATTCGAACCAGATACTGCTGCAAGATTTGCGATACCCTTGATAGCTGATACAGACGTATCCAAATCGACACCGGCAGCGGTAAACGTACCAATGTTCTTGGTCATCTGAGTGAAGTTATAAATCGTCATATCGGCATAATGATTTAGTTCATCCAATGCTGAATTGACATCATCCAGAGTCGTTCCTTTATTCTTTGTATTTGCGAGGATTGTCTGAATGGCGTTGATCTGAGTCTCGTATTCCTGGAAACCAGATATAATTGGGTCCAACGTGAACTCTTTTACGACCTTTGTCCCCATATGAAGAAGAGAACTTGTAATATTGCTAACAACTGTTGCGGCGGCAACATCCAATGCATTGAACTTCATCCGGACAGACTCAACACCATCCGACAAACTACTCAGATCGATCTTTCGAACATTCTTATCGACTGCTTTCAGACTTTCTGCTGATTCTTTTAAATCGAGTCCCTCTTTAAGTTTTTTCAGAGTAGACAAGCTAGTCTGTACATTGCTCTCAAAATCTTTGTTGTCGAATTTCATTTCAACAACTTTTTCGTCTATCACCTGACTACTCATACAGAGGTAACCTCCTTCCATGCTTTGTCAGCTATAGCCTGAAAAATAGGCTGGATAGCAGGATTGATGTAATCTCTTCCTTCTACCCAGCCTCCGTTACGAGTCCCATGACCATACTGAAGTATGATCGCTATAGAAACACCCTTATTGATGTTCGAGTTACAGAACGTAATAGACGATTCTGTATCCCCATTTTGAATTTCGTAATACCACGATTGCGATGTCAGTCCTGTGTCGTACGGAGTGGCTGCCGAAAGTGCCTCAACGCCCATTTTTCCGTACTCATCAAGAATTTTGGTTCTTGCACTTTCTTTAACTTTGTTCAAATAATCGGTAAGCTTTGAAAAGTCACCTTTCTGTTTGAAACTAATAGCAGCCATATTATCTCCTTAATTCAGGATGTACTTCGCCATGGCATAGAAGTTCTTGTTGTCGTATTCGACCTCGTACCACTTCTCGCCATTGACGACTTTCTCTCCAACCACATAGAATGACTCATTTTTCATGACAATCGCGCCAACCTTCGCAGACGTCGAAGGTGCTTCACGAAATCTGAGTCCATCGACCTTAACAATCTTTCCAAGGAACGGAGTAAACGCTGATTCCTTTGGCTCAACACTAATCCTTGGCTCAACGCCGCTAATCCTTGTCTTCTCTACCTGCCCCATAATCATCCTTTCGAATGCAGTTTTGCTCTACGCTGGGCATTTAGCATGCTGCGCCTTGCCATAGCGTTTGCAGATGCTGCTGAATTTTTGCTATTTCCATTCTCTTTGTTCTCTTCCTGGAATATCCGAATCAGAGTAATTAGACGATTTAGATGCCACTTTTCGCATTCTTTTGGGATTCGATACGAAAACATAAGATAGTAAATATACTCACTTGTTAGAAATTTTCCGCTTCTCCGCTGTCGTTGGTTCATATCTTCGCCAAAAGTTGTTGCAGTCATCGGGTCACCGATATACTTGTTAATTGCATTGACGTTGTCGACGGTGAGGACTGAATATATAAGCGGATCTACGTTCTGTGTAATTGTCATGCAGCGAATATAATCTCGCATCTGTTCATCAGTACGCTCTTTATGACTTGGATCTCCGATGAACGGAACATGCCATTTTGATTCCCACTTGGATATTGACACTAGAGAATGCTCCAATTGGAGCTTTTGAGAATGGATTGTCAAAAATGTATTCGTTTCGTCTATAAACACTTCCCTTTCAGGAACGGTTATAGAAAGCATTTTTCTACCTCATTAAACAGTATTACTAGCTGGCATCGATACAACCCTAGAATTGTCTTCGGTCATATTGTCAACCATGTTAATCAAAGACTCCTTTGTAACACTCCCATTTTCAACCTTATTCATAAGATCAGAGCTAGCCTTAAGATCATCAGGCATAATTCCATCGATAAATTCAGCGCACTTCTTACTGTCTTTAACAAGCTCCATATAAAGGTCCGCGAAAGCTTCGGTCTCTGAAAATTCTTTTGAGAGCTCCTCGCTCTTCACGAACCGCCTTCCATCAAGACTCTTTTCGCCATAAGCCTTAAGAATAAGATTCTTAAGAACAGTCAGTACTCTACCGGCATTGTCTGTCTCGATCATCTTTTTAATAGCTGCTATGAACGATCCAGTGGTTCCATATTCCATTTCAAGAACTTCTGGCTTTGTCATATTGAAATAGAACTTCTCGGTACGCTCCACGCCGTTGTAATCAGTGTAAGTAATCGTCTTTGTGTACATATTTGTTCTCCTTTATTTGAAAAATAAAAGAGCCGTAATATTTCAACGGCTCTTAAAAATATAACGATTTGGGCTTAACTTAGGTGCTTGCATTAAGAATCTCAAGAATTTCTGCTGGTGTCGGCATTGCTGCTTCCTTCTCTTCACTTCCGTACAAAATGTCTTCAATCTTCTTAAGCTTTGCAGGCTCTACCTTCGTAGAGTCGATCGTCAGACAAGACGTCGGCTTCATACCATCAATACCAGTGTCTACTTTCACAGTCGAGCACTCCCACGACATTTCTCCAGCTTCAGGAGAATCGTTGACTGTAGAATGTGTCTTAGATGACGGAGCAGCAAGGCTGTTATAGATCAGATAGAGCTTGTAACCGTGATCAGTTCCATCCGTGTCATTTCCAACAAGAGACCTGTACGAGAAAGCGAAGTGCTTTCTATTCTGCTGTCCAATTGTGACACCCTTTCCGATCTCTTTTGACCCGTCACACTCAGCAAACTCATCAGGATATGTGTACGCACCGATTGTATACCCGTATTCCTCGACTGAAGTCAGCGCAAGATAATCGATGTTGTCTGCATAAACTTTGCTGACATCTCCACCGCTCGGAGACTCTTCAACAGAAGTCAGCCCACTCCACGCAACGCCCTTTCCAGGCTTCGCAGCACTACCGGATTCGCCTGCAACAAACGGATACAGAACACCTCTGTCCACACCAGTCTCGTATGCTCTTGTTCCTACCTGATCCCATACAAGCTTACTCATATGTAGAATCCTCCTTAAAATATAATTTGAAACACATCATGACTCAAACCGTCAGACTCGTAATGCCTTACATGACGACACTTTGGTAATTGGCAAAGACTGTCAATGTACGATGAATCCGGATCTGAGTCGATCAATATAATCTGATACTCGGCGTTCAACAAATACGCGATGTTGTCAGCATTTGTCTTGTCAATGTTCGTTCTAGAATATCGAATCGCCGGGTACTGCATTCGTAACGAACTGGGAGCATTGAAGTATACATGGTCTGATCCAAGTATTTTCTCTAAAATATCTTGCAGCTTAAGTCTGCGGTCCGTAATCGCCATTGTATACGCCTCCCAATGTTAGTAACAATCGTGGGTACTGAACTTCGACAGACGACACTGTCCATTTAGTACCCATGAATGTTACGTACCTGATTGACTGAAAATTCTCATTGGCAAATGGATCAGCCAGAACGCTAAGCTCATTCGATACAGAAATATCAGGGTTGGTAGAATCCTGTCCAATCTGGAGTCTCCTGGAGAGTCTATTCACGTCTCCGTAATAGGAACGCTCTTTGATCGTCTCCTTCACGACACCAGGACGAATCTTCTCTTCAACCCCGAATCCAATCACGCCATACCATTTAGCCATTTTGAATTTTCACCTCTCTCATCAGCCACCGATATTGGTGACATCCTCCTCGAGTGCAATTGCGGAGTAAACTCTGGTAAGTGCGCCGGAAACGCGAGTCTCAAGAAGGCTCTTCTCCTGGTTGAAGTCCAGATCAAACTGCGTGAAGTGGGAAACCTCACCGCCCTTGGTAGCGCCAAGAGAATAATCTGCAAGGTTGCACATCAGGCCAAGGAGCTTCTTCTTCTTGGAATCCTTTGTGGTACGAATCTTATTCTCAAACTGCTCTGCAGTAACGATGGAACCAACGTTCAGTGCAGAAGCAAGTTCAGCCTTGGACGAATAGATCCGACGACCGTTCATATCTCTTGCAAGAAGCATGACATTCAGGATATGCGGTGTTACAAAGAAATCCGGTGTGCCAGATCCCTTGAAGTTCTCACGAGAATACAGAACAGCGTTGATGATCGCTTCTGCATAGATATAGTTCTCACCAAAGTTTGCTCCAGTGTTCGTTCCCTGAAGTTCCTTTCTAGCAGCCGTAAGGTCGAGATCCTTATGGATGGTATACAGGTCATCGTCAGTCCAGATCGGTCTGATATGCTCAGGAGAAATCTTGTTCGCATCTCCATCGTCACGGCCATCACCAAGCATAATTGCAGTTGCAAGCTCCTCGTTCAGCATCATTCTGTCAATGTTGTACAGGTATGCGACATAATCGAAATCGGTGATATCGGTAATATCATCACGATACAGAGCATTCTTCACGTAAACTGTCTGCGGATCAGTTGTACGTCTAACCAGCTTGATGTTGCCAGTAACGGTCTTCTGATCGCCCTTCTTGTAACCCTTTGCACGAAGAGCATCCAGATTACGGATATCAACCTGTCCAGTTCTAATTCTGCTAATCGGGCTCTTATGAACCTTATTCATAACAATCGTGATCCAGCCCTGGTCATTTGTGAGAAGCTCAGGAGCTCCAGGACGAAGATCTTTGTATTCTGGAAACAGAAGTCCGACATTTCCATCGCCGCTCTGCGGGAAACCACCAACCGGGCTTGCTGTAAGGCCATCATGCTGAAGAATTACATCTTCAGGTGTTACACCATTATCGGCAGCGTACATCTCAAGTGCTGCCTTGAACGTTCCAACATTGGTCTGCTTCGCTGTGTTCAGGATTGCTTCCTCATCGGAATGAGTAAGCTCAGAGCCGGTCATGTAGTTGTCGTCCGAATCAAAAACGTTGTGCTGCATATCATCATCCTCCGAATAGTCATCGTCGTAGTCATAATCATCGTCATCATCGACGTCGTAGCCTTCTTCATCATCGTCAGCTACGTAATCCTCTTCGTCATCGTACTCATCTTCATCATCGTCATCAGAAACACCCGATGCCTGCCCGACAAGAGCGCACATGACATTGTACTGATCATCAGTCATCGAATTGATTGTATCTTCGATGAAATCTGATCCATCGTCATTATCATCGTCGTCGTACTCGTATCCCATGGTTTCCCCTTCATCATCTGAATGCATTAACTCCAGTTCCTCTCCGGTGTAAATAATTCCTTCGTCATCGCTGCCGTCATCACTGTGCGACAGAGTCACACTATCGATACTTGCCCCCGGATTTGCTGATGCGAGCACAACGCTCACCTCTCGAATGTTTCCTTTTTCAACGTAAGGCCCATTCTGCTGTAGCTGGTTCGCATAAATAGAAAGAGCGTTAATGTCGCCATGCTTCAGAGCAGTTCTCGTATAATCTGCGAGCTCTCCGTCATTAAGCGAACAATACGCTCTCACTCCACCAGCTTCATTTTTTAGAAGTGCCTTACCAATAACCTTTTGAGGGTTATCATGATCGTGGTTCCAAACAAGCGGAACTACTTCTCCATCATTCTGTGCGAATGCGTTCTGCACAATCACACGGCCATCAGAACACCGTAAGTTATTCTTGGTGGCCCATCCAGAAAAATCAATATTCATTTTGATTTTCTCCTCCATAGTCGGCATAGGCCGTATCATCTTCTACTGGATTGCCATTTTCGTCATACATCGGTTGATCACTTGCCTGGCTAATGTTCTTATTCCTAAGAACGTCAGCATTCGGATCAGACGACGGCTTCATTCCAAGAATCTGTCTTATCTCGTTAGAAGTCATAATCTCATTTCGTGTCATCTTATCGGCAATATCAGCAATGCTCGATACCGGAACTAACTTAAACGGATCTTTGAAATACTTGATCGAATGCCCCTGAGTACGAGCAGTCTTTGTAAGAAATTTGCGCTTGAACTCATTGGTGATCGTTGACAGAATTGGTTCAATTATTCGATTGGTATAGTTCAACATCTCCTTCTCGTCGGCTTTTCCCTTCAACAAGTCTTCGCTTATCCCTAACTGGCTGTATAGCATACTCGTTAACGAATCAGCTCTAGCCTGAAGTTGGTTCTCGACCGGACGATTCAGCTGTGTAATATTTTCTGTCGAATCAACATACGCAATTCCGTATTTGCTTCCTGTAAGCTGATTTTCAATGTCTTTACGTCTCTGCTCTGCCTGAGCCCGACGAATATCGTTGTGAACAGCATAAGGAAGCTTTACGATCAAATCCAATTTTCCCTGACTGTTTTTCTCATTCAGCTGATCAATAAGATTCAAAGTTCTGACAAGACGTTGAAAAGTCGAATTCGGCTCGTTCATTGTCGAAAAGAATGGATTCGTAAGAATGGCACAAGTTCGTTTCGGGACTGTAATATCACGATGACGCCCAGAACGATCATCGTATACATTAACCGTTATGGCATCCGGATACCACATCGTGATCTTTCCAACACGCATAGTTAATATATCGAATGCCCCGCTTTCACTAGGCTCATCGTCAGTGTCGATTGGTACAACAGCGACAGTTCCCTCATCCAACATGGACATTACAGCGTCCTGAACAAACTCTCGACCAGTTTGATCAATATTGGCTTCCAAAGTAAGACAGTTTGTAAGACCAGTGTCGGCTGCCGCCAGATATCGATCGTTCATATCAACGATTACTTCCTCAATCGTGATTGCAGCACAATCAGATGCGAATCGATTGTAGATTGAATTGATGATCGAACGATCGGCTCCTCTCGATAACCTGACTCGGTCTGGTCTGTAAGAAGACGCGGGTCCAGTGCTATAGAATGTCGTGGTCGGGTCCTTGTTCATGAACGCATTCCATGCATTCTTAATCCTTGTTCCTAAACCCATTTTGAATTATCTCCTCTTCTTCTTACGATTGAACCCGAGCCATCCTTCGATCATCTTCTTTCCAGCGTCAATAGACTTACCGGCTGCTTTTACTCCAGAACTCGCCGTAGAAGTGATCCCGCGACCGGCTGAAGTAAGACCCTTTCCTGCTGCATTAACGCCCTTCTTAGCAATCTTTTTGGTTCCTTTCCAGCCTTTCTGGATCCCCTTTCCGGCTGCGTCAAGTCCTTTACCAGCCGCATCAGTAGCACTGTTCCATCCTTTTTGGATTCCATTGCCAACGGTTCTTGCTCCGCTAGAAAACGTATTAAGGGTGCCTCTTCCAAATGACTCAGCTCTCCCATATGCTGTCTTGCTATAAGATTTACGAACTTTCTTTAGCCCCTTCTCGTATTCTGGAAGAAGAGATTTATAATAGTCGCGTGCCGGATTATTCTTATCAGACGCCTTCTTCTTAACATCTTCATAAGCTTTACGAATCGTCTTATAATCTGAGTGCTTCTTTCCACCAAGTCCGTTATTAATTCGTCCTGGGACACTCGCGATTCCTTTTCCGGCTACCTGCAATCCCTTTCCTGCTGCATCAAGTCCTTTACCCGCAATGTCAGTTGCTCCATCCCATCCTTTTCTGATGTTCTTTGAAGCTCCTTTACCGAATCGTGTAAGGCCCTTTCCTGCTGCATCAAGTCCTTTACCCGCAATGTCAGTTGCTCCATCCCATCCTTTTCTGATGTTCTTTGAAGCTCCTTTACCGAATCGTGTAAGGCCCTTTCCTGCCGCATTAAGTCCTTTACCCGCAATGTCAGTTGCTCCATCCCATCCTTTTCTGATGTTCTTTGAAGCTCCTTTACCGAATCGTGTAAGGCCCTTTCCTGCCGCATTAAGTCCTTTACCTGCGATATCGGTTGCTCCGTCCCATCCTTTTCTGATGTTCTTTGAAGCTCCTTTACCGAATCGTGTAAGGCCCTTTCCTGCCGCATTAAGTCCTTTACCTGCAATATCGGTTGCTCCGTCCCATCCTTTTCTGATGTTCTTTGAAGCGCCTTTACCGAATCGTGTAAGACCCTTTCCTGCCGCATTAAGTCCTTTACCTGCAATATCAGTTGCTCCGTCCCATCCTTTTCTGATGTTCTTTGAAGCATCTTTTCCGAATCGTGTAAGACCCTTTCCTGCCGCATTCAACCCGCTATTAGCTCTGCCAAGCATGCTATGTTTTGCCTGGGATCCGTATGCCAATGCTTCACCAGCATATTTCATTCGATCGCCAAGACTCCTAGCATTTCTGAGATTTCTTACACTCTTCTTATACCGGTTGTACGGACCGATCCCTACTCCGACATCAATCTTTCTTCCAAGATTTCTTGCCCCTCTGGAAGTTGCATTCCACGCTCTTCCTGCTGTATTTGCAGCACCTCGTCCGAACTGGGTCAATCCATGCCCAGCCGCATTAAAACCGCGGCCCGCTGTGTTTCGAATTCCGTTTCCAACTTTTGATGCTTCGTCATAAATATAACGAAACGTTCCACCGCCAATTGGGATCTTCTTAATGTACTTATGATGTGCTCTATCACCCATCTTATCTGCGCCTCCTGCGCTCAAGCAGCTGCCGGTTAATCTCCTGCTGCCCTCGTCTAATTAATTGTGCCTTGGTCACTTCGCTCATCGCTGAGAATCTATTTTGATTCATGCTCCCTCTACTAACAGCACCGACAACTGCATTATTTGCTCCACTTGCTTCTTTCATACGATCAGCTGCTTTTTTCTGTGCTGACCAAATTTGAGAAAGACTGGCTCCACCACTTGGTTTTCCTATCTGCTGCCGATCGACAGCTCCAGCTTTTGAATATGTCCTGTTAGGATCATGAACCAAATTCCCAAATCCTAACGACATCTTAGACTGCTTAACTACCGGCGATGCCTGAGCCTGCTCTGATGAGCCTTTTCCCTTTTTGGAGCCCTTTCCTTTTCCGCCTTTTCCTCCAGATGAACCCTTTCCTTTTTTCTCAGTATCTTCTCCACCTTGCATCTTCTGTTGGGTTTTAAAAGTCTTAAATCGAGAAGTTACTCCTGCACCAACATTCCCAGCAGCATTCTTCATATACGCTGCAAGATCATCTGCGGAATAGAAATATCGATAGTGGCCATTAATATTAATCTTCTGTATATACCTGTGATTCCGGCTCACAGAGCCAACTGGACGACTCATACATCAAACCCCTCTCTGTTCGCCTTGAATGCTACATATGCGTCAATGGTTGCTGCGACAGCATCAATCTTATCTTCATATTTCCGTTTCAACAGTTTACGATTTCCATTCGTATCCTGAATTGTGATGCAGTTACCCATCGTAAACGAATACAATTTTTGATCGAACAATAGCACCCGATCTTCGGCCATTGCTTTAATCTCGCCAAGTGGAACAGATTCTGTTCTTGCCCCCTGTGGTACCTTTTCAATTCCAAAAGGACCATTCTCTTTAGCCCAACGATCTATGAATCCTGCTGCATTATATGGGTCATACCCAACTGCCATAACATCGTAGTTATGTTTGGCTATATACTGGTCTAACTCGTCATAGACGGCCATCAAATCAAGGACAGCACCATCCATGATGACCAAACTGTCTTCAGCAATGAATTCGTTGTATTTCAGACGCATCGCCATCGGCAACTTATCAAGTGTTCTTTGGGAAATATAATTGCGAGATTTTACGCCAAAGTATCCGTTACTGATCGGAAATAGAAATAGAAATGAACAGAAATCGTCACCCATGGAAAGGTCCATTCCCATAGAGCAAGTCATTCCATCAAAGTTCTTTGGAGAATGAAGCTTAGTCTCATTATATGTGAAGAAATATGTGAATCCTTCCATCGGTATTCCGAATCTCTTTGCAAGAATATCGTTCCTGGCGGCTGGCACTTGCTCAGCGCGTTCGACGTCTCTTTGGTATGTTTCATACGTCACCGTCTTGCCAAGATTTGGATTCGCCTTCATCCACATAGCCGGATTATTGACTTCTTTGATGTCGTCTAACTTGTAATAAAAAATGGACACGTGAGGGTTATAGTATTTACCCTTCAGGATGTCCATCAATTCCATTTTGATTGTATCTCCTGCGCCATTCCTGACAGTTCCTTCTGAACTTGCCGAAACAATGACGTAGTCATCGACCTTTGCTGCACCCTGCTCAATAGCACCGATAACATCTTCCTTAATGTCTGCAGACAACCATTCGTCGACTGTCGAACATTTCACTCGAAGCCCCTGAAGTTTGTCAATGCGCATCGGGCGAACCTCAAGAAGTGAATTCGTAAGAAAGTTCTCGATCCCCTTCTTTGTCGGGCACAGTTTCTGTCGGTTTCGTTTCGATCCAGTTGTGTTCTGAATCGATCCATCTGTGAGAAACGTGTATACAGGACCTCGTGCTCGTGAGATTGCAGTACGTATCGGCTGCATGACCTCTTCCGCCAACTTCATAACTGGTGCGGTCGTAATCTGTTCTGTTGTTGTCGTGTCTACAACTAAAAAATATTGTTGCAAAAATGACAAGTAAATAGACTTAGCCGCAGATCTTGCGATGATCAGATACTGCTTATTAACAAGCCGTTTCTTTACCTTCTTGTGCTGATACCGACCGTGCTGGTCTGGTATTTCCTGATCTTCAAAGTAGAACCAAGCCAACAATTCTTCAGCCCAAAGCTTGAACGTATCCAATAGCTTTACTGGGCTCCCATCGGTAAGCGTCAGTTCATTCTCGCAAAAATCGACGAACCCGTTGATTGCACAATCATCGTAGTAAAAATCCGGATTTGCGATCAAGCCATCAATTCGGTTCATCTCCATCGAGATCTCTTTGTTTACTGGAATGTCGCCTCGTAGAACGGCGTCCCTAAACTTGCCATAATAATAAGGAGTCGCCGTATTAGACAACATGCTTCTGCCTCTTTTCTGTTCAATTATGCTATACTAAAGTCATCTACAAATCTCACTTTACGGAGGGTAAAAGAGATGAAAAAATTCATACCGCTAGCTCTTGGCTTAGCAATCTGCTGTGCAGTTCCAACGTTTGCTACATCGGCAGAACCAGATCTGAAATCCTATTCAGATGAGGATCTTCAGAAGCTCTATACTGATGTAAAAACAGAGCTGACCTCGCGAAATCTCACTACTGGTGATAGTATCGGATCTGGTGTATATATCATTGGAACAGACGTCAAAGTCGGAAGGTACAAATTTACTAGTGATAATGACGGTTCGTGTGTTTTATACGCCAACAAAGACGATTACGATTCTAGAGATAAACAAAGTACGTCATACGTAAGTCAGGGTGAATCAACTGACCTCAATCTTACAGATGGGATGGTCATAGAGCTCTATTCGTCAGGAACCTTAGAAGCCTCGAATCCAAGCTGGGCTGCTGACTAATTACTGAATAATCGGAAGCATCTTCCTAGGATCGTATTCATATGGAGAATCGTACCAGGTATCATATGACTTTTTGGTTCGGTTCTCCGTTGATGCGGTCTGACGAGAATTGTACTCTCGTCTATTCTTATCAGCCTGATTCTTGTAGTTCCAATAATTGAATTCGGTCTTTGCTCTATCAGCCTCTTCTTTCCTTATCTCATCAGCTGTCTTTGGCGTCCGTTTCTTGTAGAAACTGTCAATCGATTTATCAATACCCTTCTGAATGAAATCCTTCGTAGACTTCTCGAATACGGGTTGAGCAACATTTTTCATAAACGAGCTGACCATCTTACTTCCAGCATGAACCTGCTTCGGATTCAAAGCGGCATTCAGATCTCGAATGTTCTTTTGGGACCGAAGATAGTTCTCCATCATTATTGATTCGTTATATGCCTTCCTTCGCTCATCATCGGTCATCTGATTCCAGCTCTTCTTCGCCTGCTTATTCCGCTCGTCGATTGCTTTCTTCACATTTCGTGAATTCTGCTTCTTCGCTTTCTCTCTTGCCACATAATCTCGGAAAGAAGTTCGCACTTTGTTTCCGACTTTGCTAGCAGCTTTTCTAAGCCCAGATCCATACCGTTTCCGTCCAGCTGCAGTCAAAGATCCATCGGAATTCTGAAATCGTCTGACACCCCATTTCATTCCATGAATGCCGTTATGCTCGAGATAGTCTTCACCAACGTCTATGGCATCTCCGTAATATAAGTGTTCCACATACTCACCTCCCTTCTGTGAATTTATTGATAATAAGCCCCTCGTATCTCTGTCTCATACCGGATTCTTGACTCATACTCTTTCACAGTTTCGTTCAAGCATTCTTTCACGGCTGAACTCTGAGGCGGATCAAATATGAGTCGAACCTTCGCATACATATAAGTCTTCACCATATTCAGTTGCTTGTTGCTTTTTGTATAGTCTGACCAAGAATCATCTGGTCCAGAAATCTGATAACCGTCTTTAGGTCCAACACCTAACTGGTTTAGAACAGCGAACGCTGTGTTGATGTGCATGATCAATTGATCATCGAAATATGTGTAATCGGAAGCTATCCCTAAAGACAGCTTCACAGAATTTAGGATACTGTCTTCCATAGGTTATCTCCTATTTGTCTATCCCAGAGTAATACATAGGCCTCACTTCCAGGGACACGTATCGTTTGGCTTACGCTCAATCGGGTCTTGTACTAAGTTATTTGCATCTCCAAAGTGAATCGCATTGTGAGTCTCTCGAGAAACGCAGATTAAATACTCCGGATTTATGAGAATATCAGATCGATCCAGGATGTCCTGTTTCGTAATTGGATTCAGATGATGAATGTAGATGTAGCGATTAAGCTCATGACCCGGAACACCAAGATCGCAGCCATTGTCCCGTAATATGACTTGTCTTCGAATTGCTCTCCACTCTGGAGATGTGTAGAATGTCTGATTCAAATATCGCTCGTACCCAAATGTATCGGTTCCGACTGTTCCAGGAACTTTGCAATACTCAAATCGTTCTTTGAATGTCTCTAATTTGGAGAGTTCAGTGTACGTACGGATCGTCTTCTCCGTCGTCATTGCTATCTTCTCCTTTATACCTTCGCATAGCATTGACAGCGTTCTCGTACATCTCTTCCATCTTCTTAAGAGACTGCAATTGTTCTGTCTTTGCTGTGATGAGATCCTTCTGACGTTCCAGAATCTCCTTCTCTATACGCTCTTTAGTTGATCCAAGCTTTAAATAATGTGTGATTACCTGCGACGAAGCGGTTCCATCACGTAATTGCTGCTCTGCCAGATCAACTGCCAGTGAAATCAGCTGGTTTTCTCTTGCTTCTGGAGTAAGAGCCGGGCGCATAGGTGGCTTTTCGCTTGCGTTTGCAGCCTGTTTTCTAGACCTTCGCACGTGTTTCTTGCTCCTTCCTATGAGTTGCATATGACTTTGATAGACTTTGAGGAGGGTTGCAACGGTTCTCATTTCGCCCAAAAGGAGAACAAATATGGAGCAACCATCTATGGCAACACAGCACTGTTTAAAGGAGGTAACAAATGACAGTAGGATACGTTGCAACCCTGTTCAAAGTCTATCAAAGCATAAAAACATTACCGAAAACCTACCCCCGGAGAAAATATCAAGACCGCGCCGATGACAGAGGGGGTGTATTTTTTACAGACCCCCTCCGGGGTGGTTGTTTTTGTCTCATCGGGTAGTTAATTCCAACTTTTGGCTCTTTTTCGCTTAATATTGAAAAACATACAGAAAAGCAAAACGAACAAAACAAGCCAACAAAAGCAATTTAAAACCCGATCTTTACAAATTCTAATCATTTGTCGTTTTCCTTGACTTTGATGTACACATCGATTGGGTCATTTTTTACAATTTCGTCAATTGCTTGTTCAATAATCGAATCTTCTTCTTCATTCGACAAAGTGTTTTCATCAATGTGTTCGCTTTCAACAATGTTGTTGTAAACGCGACTCAAATAATCTTGCGAATGATAGCCAAATTCGTTATCGCAATCAAGCCATTTGACATAGTCATCAAACGGATTGAACGGATTGTCTTTTGTACTTAATGCATACCTTGCCATATAGCTCATCTCCTATTAATTTCACTAATAAAGCCTATAAACGATGGTTATTTACATCTTCCCATTCAGATACTTGCTGACGGTAGATGTTGATACTCCAAGAGAATCCGCGATTTCCTGAAGAGTATAGTCATTTGCTGCCATCTGCTTGGCTTTATTTTCTTTAGCTCTAGTAAGAGATGCTGACGGTTTCGGTAATGCTAAGTCTCTGACCCGATCTTTATCTGCATATTTCAGAATTTTCTCAAGCTCTGAATCATGAATTGCTCCAGCCTGTATAGCCTCGAATTCTTTATCCGAAATATCGATAGGATGTCTCTTAGCCCCTACAGAAGCTCTAGCTTTTACAAGTTCTTTTTGAGCCTGTTTCTTTACTTCCTTCCGGTTGCTTGCAAATTCCTCATCCTCATCTTTCATTTTCTTTATCACGGAGTTAGCGATGAACTGAGCTTGTCGTTCTCTTGGCTTGTTCAGTTCAGCAATGAGCAGCTGTGACTTCAAATGATCGACTTCTTTTGCATATTTCTTTGCTGCATCCGGGTTGTACTTTAATGTTCCAGTGGACACGTATTCTTTTCTTGCTGCATTAGCCAGCGATTTCATATGATTTGCATAATTCGCATACAATTCCTCGACGGGGTGCCCTGAAGATAGGGTACGGGCATCAGGGGTTTCCATCATCTGGCTAGATTGCTGGGTTCGCATTTTTTGCTTACCCGTCTTGGGGTCTGTGTAGTAAAGACGATCCGAAGTCTTGTAAATTAATTCGCCAGTCTCCGGATTAATTCTGGGAGTTCCCTGTCTCTTCGGTACACTAACCTGCCCCTTAGCTCTCGAAAGAATCGTTCCAGCTCCATATCCAACGTTTCCGTCATCTTTTATATGCTTCTGGTACTTTTCTTTTAATGCAGCAATTCCGTTTTCTTCATAACTGGATTGGTAATCCAATTTATGTTTTGCGGCATCGATAACAACCATAGAATGCCTAACGGCTCTCGCCAATTCGTCTGGTGTTGCACCCTTAATAGTCATATCGGTAACCAAATTCGATACTTTGCCCATTTCAGTTTGGGTATTTCTCATAATTTTGAATTCATGACCATTACGATAATAATGCTCGTTGCCATTCGAATCGGTTTTAACGTCGTCAGCACCATATTGCATTTTCGGTTCAAATCCAGCTAGACCAGCCAAAGGTTTCTTCGACGTGATCTTTACTTTACTGAACGTACTATTGCATGGAATGACAAGAACTGTATCGCCATCGAAATCAGCACCGGAAAGAATTCCAGCATTCTTTGCATTAATTCCAATAGCATCAACAGCTTGTTTCGTTATGGTTGATGACGCTTCTTTGTTTTTGTTATTGACTTTAAGAATCGGAATTTCGAATGTTCCACCATGCGGGAACCGGATAAGAGCAACAGTTTCGCCATCGTGATACTGAGGTGCGAATACTTCGTTGTCTTTTAAAGATGGGACTGGAAGAATGACTTTGTAAGATTGTCTTGGAAGCGCTGCAGCTTTTAGGTTCACAGCGGCTTTATCACAATCCTGTGCAAAACTCATGAGCATATTCTTTTTGACAGTCGGATTTGTGATGGACATGATCTCTTTGTATTCGATGTCCTTATCTTCTTCAGACATTTTCAACTGTTTTTGAATCAGCTCTTTCTTTTGCTTGGCTAAGAACTGTGAAGGAAGCTGTTTACTCCATTCGCCCCAATCTCCTTCATCTGACCGTTTGTTAATCAATGAAAGCTGCTTCTTTCCATTTTTGTCATAATAGTACGATTGGCCACCATTTTTAGATGATGGCTCTTTTGGATCGTAAACGCCTTCTTTGATCAATGATCCGAATGGATTTGTTTGATCGACGTTTCCATCTTTATCGGTCTTTACAGGTTTCAAGACTTTTCTCATCGGTGTGCCAGATGGTTTATTTGTGTTGAACAATACGTCAACTCCATCTGGAAGATTATCTGAATAGACCGCCATGCCTTTCAAATATCTATCGCCATCAACGAGAATTCGAACCTGTGCGTAGTGAGATCCACCAAGATCCAGGTCAGGAACTCCTCTTCGAAGCTCTATTACTCCGTCCTTTTCAACGCCGCCTTCGTCTCCATAACGAATCGCTAATCTTTTCGAATCCATCGACTTCGGAAATACCCACTTTTTGTCATAGGTGTCACCGCCATCATTGGATACGTAATCATTGATTGGTTTTATGTTCTGGAAATCGTAAGCGGCGCTATGAGGAGTTCCAGGTTTTGCAAGACACATGAATGTTGTTTGCTGCGCTGAATTCGGATTTGTAACCTGTGGCACTCGTCCTCCGTACTTCTCATAACCGTCGAGCTGTGCTAATGCAATAGCCTTGCTAAGTTTCTCTTTGGTTATTCCAAGTTCTTTCTCAACACCATCACCAATATCAATAATGCCTTTTTCGTCAGCCTGTTTCTCAAGAAAGTCAGCGGTTGCACGCGAAGCTTTTGTTGCTGAGTCATGCTTCTTTCCTAGAAGCGCACGAACAGATGACTCAGGCATGTCAAGCTTCTGTGAAATATCATTGTACGTTGCCCCATGCTCACGCATTGATTTGGCTGTTGCAAGATTACGTGCCTCACGCTGTGCTTTCGCAATTGACAGCTGATCTCTGAAGGATCCTGTACTCATACCCATTGACTTAGCAATTGCCGTGTTTCCGGTATAAGTTTTGTTTGTTTCAGGATCCGTGAAGGTGAATCCTTTTGTCTTCTGTTTTTCAGATACGGCTCTCAAGAATTCATCAACACTGTCATCATCTTTAAGGTTAATACTTGTCTTGCTGTTCTGAGATCCATACTTAACCCCAGTTAACTTCTCTGCACGAGAGATAAGATCGCCAGTTCTTTGGTATGGATCTTCACCTGAACCCCATGGATATCTACCAGATCGTCTGGGCATACCGTAATGCATCAGATAATCTTCGTTTTTTGTTTTCCGCATAGCCTTAGCCAAGTCTCGCGGACTAAACCGGTCAAATATCATACGGCATCCCTTTCTATCTTGGTAACCACATTGTTAGCATGTACAATTTTATCGATGACGCTTTTTAACTCCTCAGCTGTTGGAGTCAAAATATCAACTTCACCGAATTGGTAGATACGTAGCTCATGATCAATTGTCTTTGGATCCACCTTGTATTCAAGGCAGTACAAAGCGTCATAGATCAAAAGCTGTTCGAAGTGAGCAGGGATTGCACCAGTCTTCAAATCATGAATTCGAAGAAGGCCATCTCGCATACACAAAGCATCAGATGTTCCGAAGAAGTCTTCGGAATAATAAAGACGCTGCTCGGAACTCATTCGAAAACCGATCGCGTCGTTAATAAAAAGAACAGCAGTTTTAAAAACTTCGTTTGGAATATACTTAAGCCCATCGATCAACTGAACACCGTATATAGAAACTTCATCCAGTCTCTCGTCATAGTATTTCTCAAACAGACGAGTTTTCACATCTTTACGAACCTCTTCTGCCGAAGTTACTTTCGAACCAGATTTGATCCGAATGGACGACCATTCATGAATCTCTGTTCCAAGAGCCGTTCTTCGAAGATTCTGAACTCTGGCAATCAGTTTGTCGTCGTCATAGTTTAACCAGGACGGCTGGCTTGGACTAAACGTTGCGTGAGCATCTTTTATTTCCAGATGCTTGTTCAAAGGTTTGCTTAAGTTCATTCAGTACCTCCTCCTTGTTTTCGGGATAGACGAATCTTGCAAACGACATTTCATTCATTTGCGAAACTCGGTATTCCTGATTTGGTTGCTTATGTGCTGTCTTTGCTTTCTTGCATTCAAGTGCAGCCCACTTGTTCTGATACAGAACCAGGAGGTCCGGTGTCCCTTGAGGAATTCCAGGATCTGACGCATCCAGTTTCATGACGATGCTTCCTGGAAACATCTCTCGAACGTCCCGAATCAGCTTGGCCTGAAAGTCTCGTTCAAGTAGTCTGCTCATCTTGTGCTCCTTTCTGAATTGGGCGACCAAAAACGAAAGAGAAGAAAGATCGCGTAAACTCGCGTTTTTATCTTTTCTTCTCATAACAGTCCCTGTAAATCCTGCGGTTCACAAATTTGAGCAAAAAAAAAGAGGACATGCCATTTTGGGCGCATCCTCTAATTCGATCATTCTTCTTTGTGCTGCCGCTTCTTAATCTCATCGGCAATCGTCGTAATGAAAATATCAATCCGATCCTGACGGGCTTTCATTCTTTGCCCGATCAAACAGAACCCAACGACGATTGAACCGGAGATTGCGAATAAGCCTGCTCCAAACAGCAATCCTATTTGACTGATATGGAACAGCCAGCTCATTAACAGAGCAAAAGAAATTACGTACGAAATCACTCAAAAGTCCTCCATTTGTGAAGATCCTGAAAATCGCTAAAAATACCCAAAAATTTGGTTAGGTGTCAAGGTGTCACTTTTTTTCGTATATTTATATAAAAATATTAAAATTTTTTTCACATTAATTGTAAAAAAAAGTGACACCTTGACACCTAAATCATAAAAATGACCAAAAAACAGTCAAAAACACCCAAAAAAGGGCATTTTTAGGCAATTTTTAGCCATTTTTGACCATTTTTAGCCAAATTTTAGGTGTCACTTTAGGTGTCACTTTCGTGTCACTTTTTCAAAAGTGACACCTTTTTTGACACTTTTTTAGCATTTTTCGCGATTTTTTCCGATTTTTCAAAGTCAATTTTTCTCAAATTTCGCGATTTTTTGTTTAGGTGTCACTTTCGTGTCACTTTTTAAAACTAAAAGTGACACCTAAATTTCCGATTTTTAGGCCTCTTTGTCACCAATTACACGCCCAGTTTTGATGTCCTGGACCCTAATTTTGCCGTACAAACGATACCCAAACCGCTTACAAATTTTGAAAATTACAAGCAGAAATCCATGAAACTTCGGATCATAATTCTCATTTCTCTTCGTCCTAGGATCCTCAGAATTGGCAAAATTCTTCTGCTGTTCATCGATTGGGGCAGATTCAATAGCCCCCTCAACGATGTCCTCAGGTACCGTTTTTGCTACAAAATCTCTCTGCTGCTCATCAATTGTCATCATGTTTATCTCCTCCTATTTCGCTTATAACAGTCTTTTACATATGAAAAATGCACCCTATCATTTAAGGATGCATCTCGTTCAACTTGTCTATTTTCTTCAACTTTCTTTTTCCACGCCCCGTATTTTTCACAAATATCATGACATGTCGGTGTCCGGTCGTCACAGTTTTTGCATGGGCAGTCATTGCTCGACCTAAATACAAACGGTATCATACGCAAATGATCTCCTTGGCATAGGGTAATCCTTCGATCCACATAGTGAAAACCTGCCATTCGATCAGTTTATGGTACCGCCTCTGGTTCCAAATATTGGACAGAGTCTGATAATTCATCTGATAAGTCCGCTTTTGGTTAAAACTCTGCGGCAAATTCATCAGAATCTGGTTCCAAAAGCTCTTTGCATGTGTCGGATCCTCCGTATTCTGGTACTTATCGATCCAAAAGTTCAACTGATAGATCGTATTTTCGAGCGTTTGACGCCCAATATCGGTCGAAGAGTCTGTTGAGAAGTCCTCAATCGTCAATTTACGGCTTCCAAGTCTATGCATCGTGCTCGTGCTGTTGTCTGTAACCTCTCCAGCAGGGATCGAACCGACCTGATAAGTCTCAAACTGCTTCCACCAGTACAACGGAGCCGTGATATCGACCCAAGCATTGATCATTCGACGGTATTTTGCATGGTCAGAACCCGCTACAGCGAGCCTTTTCATCAAATCCAGGTCCTTTTCTCCGATTTTCAATGGGATTCCATACACATTGAACTCTGAATCGCTCTTTTCCCACGATTCCATAGGGTTTCTCATGCCTCTGATAGCTGGTTCAAATCCGTAAACTGTCGTTTTTTCGAGTAAAATCATAAAAATCCTCCTTATTAAGTTGAAATTTGGCCTGCACAAGCTGCATACCCACAAATATCGATGTAGGTATCAGTCTTTTCTTCTTTACAAGTCATGGCACGCCCTATCTTGAATAGGACCATCGCCATCGCAACGTCTTTTGATGATATGTCACGAACAACCGGAACACGACCAAAATATGCTGTCCATAGCTTCGCGATCACCTCAAAATTATCTTCAGGCTCTCCATATTGCTGATTTCGGTCCGATGTGACAATTTTTTTCGCTTCTTCTAATATCTCTTTTCGGTTCATTATTAATACGCTTTCTTTGGAAACGGATCCAATGCCTTCAATTGTGCTCTACGACGTTCTTCTCTAGTCATATACACCTTGCCATTCGTCATATATCTGAGTGGCTTGTTGAATGGGCATTCTCCATCCTTGTACGCTGGAACGTCCGGTGAACTCAGGCAGTTACAAAAATAACGATGAGTTGCGCTGTTATAGTGCCTCGCAAAACAAGGTCTTGAATCACCACAAATTGCAAATCCAATCATACATGCCTCCACAATGCCTCTGTAACGCTCTATTTGCCGTCTATTTCCGTTTCTGTCCATTCTTTCGATCCCTTTATCGTTGAACTGGCAGAATATAATTTAGACATCTTTAAGGGCGTCACAGGACTATTCAGATTATTCAGACTTTTGTTTAAAATACTCAGGTTTCGCATATTCTGGACCTTTATGATCCGTTTTCTTATATGCATTTATATAATTTTTGCAGGTATAGCAAGGATCCTTACGCCTAAGCATTGGATCCAGTTCGAAGAACGCACAATTACGGCACCATGGACCGTAGTCAATTCTCTCCCAGCCGTCGTCCATCTCAAAGTTGAGTGGCTTTACTGTGTCGGTATCTTCTGTCTGAAGGCATTCTTCGCAAATATCTCCACGATCTGGAAGGTGTTTACACTTCGGACAGAAGAATCGGAAGTCTTTGATGATCACTTCAGTTCTCCTTTCGTTCAATTGCAAGAAGCTTTGGTTCGATGCTGAATATGAAATCGCGATCGATGGACTTAAACAGTTTTTCCGTTGCCAGAATTCTGTAACCGCATGCTTTGAAGATGCTCGGTTCACGGACAATACCAATTGTTATCCGCACTCTATCATCGACAAAGTTACTTGACCAAACTTTGATGCATCTAATATTTTCATAATCGTCTTTAAAGCTCAGTGCATCATCTACAACGTCTTTGATAAGCTGAATTTCATCTTTATTGAAAAAAGTTTCAAATTCGTCTTCCGTATCTATTGATACCATAGGTCTTGACTTTTCTTCGTTTTTCATAGTAAGTTCTCCTTTTACATGAATATAAAGAATTGAAGCGCCATGATCGCTCCAACCAGGATAATCTTTGCAATATCAATCACTGTACAAAGGCTGCGAGCGCGTCTGTTTGTCCAGTAAAACCAATAATATGTTTTCGACCCGTTCTTAGGCCGATATCGGTCCTTTATGCAAAGCTGCATAAACTCAAAACTGAAATAAACGACACACAGCACGACAGTTACAATTTCAATAACGCTCATTCGTCCTCCTTGTTTTCATCCTCGTTCATAGGGACAGGACTATCTTCTTCATCTTCGTCTTCTGTAAGCCCCAGAGCGTATGCCATGTACATCCGAATCGTTCCATCCAGATGATTGGTAGCATTTACAAGCTGACGGACAGCATTCGCGAGCCCTCTAAGCTCTTTTGTCTGTCTTTTCATTTCCTCAAGTCTCAGCTGCTCTTCTCTAGTCATTGTGTTTCCTCCTTTTTGAAAAAAAATATAAAAGAAAGAGGACTCGATCATTTCGATCAAGCCCTCAATCCGGCCAACCAAACAGTCAATCTTCGTCATCCCCTACAAGCCCGAGAGTATATTCCAGGTGTTTCTGAATTGGTCCGCCAACTTTACGGACATCGTTCATTATCTCTCTGGTCTGCCTTTTCATTTCCTCTTCGTAATCATCTACATCTACAACCTCAAAAGTATATTCCATGCGCTTCTGAATTGTTCCGTCAAGCCGATCGATAGCATTCACTAGTTCTCTGGTCTGTCTTTTCGTTTCCTCTTCGTCTTTACCATCCTCTACAAGCCCAATAGCATATTCCATGTACTTCCGAATTGCTCCGTCAAGCTGACGGACAGCATCCATGAGCCATCTAAGCTCTCTGCTTCGTTCGTTCATTTCCTCTTCATCTTTGCTATCCTCTACAAAAAATTCAAGAGCATATGCCATGTACATCTGGATTGTTCCGTCAACCCGACCGGTAGCAGTCGCAAGCTCTACAATCTCTCTGGTCTGTCTTTTCAGTTCCTCAAGTCTCAGCTGCTCTTCTCTAGTCATCATGTTTCCTCCTTTGATTTGACAAGTTTTAATAAAAGCAAGAGGACCTGATCATTTCGAACAAGCCCTCAAGCTAGTCAACCAATTTTTGTAATCTTTTCAGTTTTTTGATTCTTCCTAACGGTTTTTAGAGATTCATCAATCAGGTCTACACTCTGATATCCGAACACCTCAGTCAATCCAATTCCTATTGAAACACATCCTAATATTACATTAGAATGCAGAATCGATAGAACTCCGATTACCACAAGTGCTATCGGATTCATAGCGTATACCCATGCCGTGAACCACCCTAAACCTCTGCTAAGTTTTCTCATACAAACCTCCTTATTAATACAAACAGTTTAGTTGCATTATAGGAGTTGTAATAATTGCGGTTACAGCTTAATGCCAAGCAACGCAAGAACTGTGACAATCAGACATCCGAGCCCAATCCATAACGAGTCGAATAGGTTAAGCTTCATAGCAGGTCTCCTTTTCGTCCATCTTTGCTCCACAGTGTGGGCAATAAGCCAAGCTAGGAATCATCGCCTCAGGAACGCATAGTAGAAAACTGCAATTTGAACATTTTAAATCAGCGAACAGGCCTTTTATCCAATGCGCATGCACCACTGGTACAGTATCAATGTTTTTTGCATGCTCAATATCTCTTAACATTTTCTCAAGTGCATCGGTGTTAATCAGTTTCATGGTTTTCCTCCTTATTTACATAAAATATCTTACCGCTTAGTCTGGTGATTAAGTCGTCTTTTTGAATGTAATAGTGGCTATAGTAATCCAGCTTTTGAAATAGACGTGATGTCCGTTCTACCCTAAAAGATTGGCTAGCAACAGGGCACAATGGAGAAGGATATAGGGTTACAACGATAGCATCTAACGTTGGATTTACCGTAAGGGCCTTTTGAATCAAGATGTCACAATCGTTGATGTTATTGACCCCCATGTTGATTGCATGGTCTAATGTCCATTCCAGTTCATTGTCTGTGAAGTACTTAGTAGAATCGGTCGATGACCTTTTTGAAAGCTCGTAATTCACAAGTTCAGTAATATCAAAACTAGAACCACCATCTCGGCACAGCATTCTAACATACGATTCATCCAAATCACTACACTTGGAAAAATCAATGATGCTCTTTTCTCCGTCGTCCGTTATGACGTTTATATATAGCATATACATGCGATCCTGTTCGTCATCGTCAGAATGTATTACATGGTTGATGTGCCCATAAACAGTTTTTACTTTAAATATACTGTTGAGAGTCAACTCATGTACGATATTTTTAACCAGAGTTTCAGTTAACCCATCCGATGCAATTTCAAACAAAGATTTTATAAACGGAAGTGGCCAGTCACGATCTTGTGTGGACAATAAAAATGATGTGCACGGATCCGGTGTTCCTAAATATTCTTCTTCTTTGTTATTTATGTCTACCCACGTATAATAGGTATCGAGCATGCATATGTCATCATCAGAACTAATATGCACTCTTTTATACTTTGGCTCATTCTCCCAAAGAACTGTATATCTGTTATCGAATGTTACATACTTATAACCCTTCTTCATGCATTCAACTGCATGTTCTTTAAGCTCTTTGCTATACATAATCATTACCTCCTTTTATATGATTACTTTTTTGTTGCCATCTTCTATATAGACGTTCAACATGGTTTCAGTCGTTTCGGAATTTGCACCTACAAACATGGGCGTTTTGTCATCGTATGAGAACTTAGCAGACCCTTCAAATATCTGTCTTTCTTTGGAATCAAACACGACGTATGAAATAGCCTGAACATCTGCGAAATCATTGGATATTCTTTTAGATCGAATCTTAATTATTCCTTTCACGCAGCTTTCATTCGTCATGCTTTCTGCCGTTGTTATTAACAGATTTACAAACTCCGTTTCTTTTTCGGATAATTCTTTTGGATCAATCTGGTAATAGAAAAACAGTCGGTTTCCAACTTTCGCCCTTTCGTACTTATCTGGGTTTAGTTTCAGAAGATATGCAGATACTCCACGCAAATGTTTTGAGACCTTGAACGTTTCAGCAATGTCTGATGGAATGTCTAAATCAAAATACACAATGCCGCTGCTATGCCATGCATGCAATTTCACATGGCACCTAGCTTCCAGATTGATCCGTGCATGATTCACAGCTTTTAGAATATCCCAAAAGCAATACACGGCGTTATACTTCGGATTTGCGAATTCTGCACGAACTGTAACATGTTTGAAATCCATAGTTACCTCCTTTGATTTGACAAGTTTTAATAAAAAGCAAGAGGACCTGATCATTTCGATCAAGCCCTCAAGCTGGTCAACCATTACTTATTTCTTGGTTTCTTGTCCTTTACGACGTATTCGATTGTTTGACCGAGCATAATCACCCAATATGCTATAGCGCAATACCCGAAAACAATCTCGATCGCATTAACCATTTTTTTCATAACAAACCTCCTTTAAATAAAACCAATGTTTAGTTTCCATTAAAGGAGTTGTAATATCTGCTCTCGTTGAACGTCTTCTTATCAGCAAGTGCTTTAGAGATCGCCAGATCAATCCCACTTCGACTCTTCAGCGTGTAGTAATATAAATGCTTATACGGAGTGTTCATGCGATCGATTCGTCCCTGTGCCTGCGTGACAGTACGATACGAGTATGTCTGTGAGAAGAACACAATCGTATCAGTCGTGATACAGTTCCAACCCTCGGCACCGGCCAGATAGTGAACCAGATACACCCATTTTTGAGTCTTTGGAACTTCCTGATGCTTATGTCCGTTCCATTCTGCAACTTCGACATCTTTTCCATAGTCAAGAGTCTTCAGAATATCCAGTTCAAAGTCGTAGTTATAAAAGATAATCAGCCTTGGATGATCTTTGAAGATCTTCAGAACCGCTTCAAACCGACTTGGATCAGTATTGACAATTCTTCTAAGGGTTACGCACAGGCTTGACGCTGAGTCAATCGGCTCTTTCTTATACGGATTCCATCGTTTCCGAATGACTCCACGATATAATTCTTTATCGTAATCAGTCCAGACGTCTTCCATATGCTTCTCAGCCTGATTGATCGCATCCATATCAACCAGAATACGGTTTCGAAGCCGTATTAAACGACCTGTGTTAATATAACGATCAATTGCTGGGAATTTTACATATCGTTTGTAAATGACGTGTTCATGCTTGAATTCTGTTTGGTTACGGTAGAATCGATTCGCCGTAAATACTGCCCAGTAATCCATCCAGCAATCTCCTGGAGTGGCAGATAGCATGATCCATTGGTTCTTATGAGCAATCTTTATAAAACGTTTTGCCCATTTTCCTTCGCCTGTTACACGATCCTCATCAAATATAAAGAAAGCATCTGTAATTGTTACGTACTTCCGGATGTTGTTCCAGCTGTCGACAACAACCTTGTTCCTATATAGTGAAGTTTTTGGATCTGTAAACAGACCAAACGGGATCATCTCTTCTTCCCATTCCAAACTGTCTCGCTTCTTAGCGGTCGTGATGATATACAGATCTAGCGGTTTTCTCATCCTCTTCGGTGGCTTTTCGCCGTCTTTTCCCTCGAGTGAATCGTAAGAACCGCCATTCTGAATATAATAGTAAGCCAGAGCTGTTCTGCTTTTACCGGTTCCAACAGCTGCACACAGAATGCAGCCGTTTCTCATTTTTTGAACAGCCGCAATCTGTGCCGGGCTTAACTGAATTTGATTCATGTTGTTCTGGAACGATCTTTAATATTACTAGTGACCCACGGAACCGCTTTATTGCAGAAAATATAAGCGATCTCTAATGCAACAATGAGTGACTTAATAGAACATTTTGTCTTCTCCATACTATTACAGCTCCTCTCTATCGTAACGAATCGGAATGAAATATTTGGTGCACATATTCCTTACCCATATACAATATGGGTCATGGCTCCATCCATTCAGGAAGTAAACGTCAGTCACATCGTCGGGATCAAACGCATAAGTAATATGCACTTCTCCATGATACAGATCGCATACTTTCTCCGACGCTTTTCTCATGATCTCCCACGCAGCACTAAATGTTGGCATATTGCTTGACGGCATACAGATATAAACGTTGTGTTTTTCCATTGCTTTCTCCTTTATATTGCATATGAGATGCCTGTTGTTATGAACACTTTGTATCTATAATTTGATATCGCAAGCATGACTAATAAATACTCATCTTCATTTAAATCATTAACAGTTTCATTTTTTCTTTCCGCGCATATACTGATATTCGGATACTGGTCAGACAGTTGTTTTAGTGACTGCGTGCCGTCAGGTGCATCGTTAAGCATTTCGTGCCTCCTTTGATTTGACAAGTTTTAATAAAAGCAAGAGGACCTGATCATTTCGATCAAGCCCTTAAGCTGGTTACTTACCATCAACGGTAATTGATGTTACGTCTCCGCTCTCATTTTCTTCTACATTTGTGAGCACCATTTTCTTAAACAGTACTACCATCATCGATAATCCACATAAACCAAGTATGAAGCACGCGACTCCAAGCCACATGCTTCCGCATATAAGCGAATGAATTCCGATTAACGTTAGTAGAAAGTCATTAGTGAAGTACACCAAACCAAACATAGAAAAGAACGACTGTTTCATAACAAACCTCCTTTAAATAAAACGATAGTTAGTTTCCATTAAAGAGGCTGTAAATCCTGCGATTATTCATCGTCTTCTGTGTTATCGCGATCATATTTGTCGGCGAACTCATCCTCTTCAATCGTGAAGTGTCCGCTACGAATGTACGCCTTCACGTGTTCGTCTCCTGTCCGGTCATCTACCCAGTACCTTGGATTCAGGACAATATCTGCTTTTACAATATCGGCATAGTCAAGCTGCCCGACAGTATCTTCGGAAAGTCGTGTCTGCTTCTTTCTCGTTTCCAAATATAATGCCGGTGGTTTAACGCTATAATTAACTGCCACCGGAAGATAGTGCCTTGCGGGTTCGCTGTCATCTCTGGCAGCAAGAATGCGTACGTTCCATCCGTCCTCTGTCAGCTGGTCCGCCACATTCTCGTCGTCAATGAACACACAGAAGTTTCTGTTACCCTCTTTGTTGTATTTCGTTTCTCTTCCAGAAAAATTTCGAAATATAACAGATGCGTCCTCTATGATCAATCTGTTATTTCGATTATTTTCTTCCTTCTTATACATCACGCCACTCATCACTGCTTACCTCCTCTGATCTCTTTGATTCTGTCCTTGATTGCCTTAAACATGTTTCTGAAAAATTCTTTAACTTTTGTCATGATGCTTCCTCCTTTTAGAAATATAAAAAGCAAGAGGACCTGATCATTTCGATCAAGCCCTCAAGCTTTGGTTACCATTACTTATTTCTGTGTTTCTTAATTATCTTTGCAATCAATTGCGCAATTTTGATGATGCAATAGACCAGCATACACGACTTGGTTACGATGTTTATTACTGGCTGATTCAGAATATCACACGCCAGGTCTACTAATCCCGTCGCACGATCATTCGTTATCGTCATAATAAACACGCCCAGTCCATATAAACTGAACGCACCCATCACGATCCATTTCGTTGCTTCTTCGATTACATTAACAAGTTTCTTCATAGTTACACCTCCATAATGTAATAAGTTATTTACCATTAAAAAGGTTGTAAATCCTGCGGTTAGTCGGACACGAACACTTCAAAATCGCCGTATTTTCGAATATCGTCAATCGCATCGTCCGCCAATTTCTGATAGAACGACCGATCAATCATATCGTTTTGTTCCTTATACGGTAAATTCCGAAGCGTCTCTGATTCCAACCAGCGATATCCGGTGCTTCCTTGGGTTGCATACCGCTTTCCGTTTTGGACTCGGTACATGACACCACCGCCTAATCCTTTCTTTACTGGTGTGAACTGACCGACACGTCCGATAAAGGACAGTTTATGGTTCTCATTTATGAACTGCGTCAGCTCATCTTGTCTTCCAGGATCGAGTTCCTTTTTCTGCAGCTTTGCAAGTTCTTTTTCAGCATCCGTAGTATCTGGCAAATCCTCATTCATATCGAGATAGATATCACCAGCTTTTGTCTCGAATGTTTCGCAGAAGTCGTCAAACTCAAGCGGCTCTTTCGTAAACACCGTTTTGAAAATATAAGGGACTTTGAATTCATCCCCGGTTGCTGTCCACCCGCGTTCGCTTCCTTCCCAGCCTTCCTTATTCTCGTCCGGAATATAACCGTAAAGCTCCTGGCATTTTTCAGGCTTTGCAAATCGAGCAATATAGGTGGACTTGTTCACGAGGCACATTCGATCATAGGTTGCCTCATGCTCAAATGTGTATCCGTAACGTTTTCCGAAGTTTATGATAAACTCAATGATCTCTGGCGTTGCATCTGGCACCTTAATCGAGTCGGTCTTAATATGAGCGACAGTAAACCCTCGATCCTGTACGGCATGTTTCAGATCAATCATAAAGAGTTCACCGCGCTTTGCCACGATGTTGTCAACATTTCTCTTATCACGGAATGGATTGTCAAACTTCGCAGACGTTAGCCCATATACCGAATTGATTGCGGTCTTTAGACCATTTGCAAGGACCTTATTCGAGATCTCACCTCGTTTGATCTTTTCAATATATGGCACGATCCATTCGCCGCACAATTCAATAGCTTTGTCATACTCTTTATGCTTGATATATACTCGTGCCTCGACAAGAGATCTGAATATCAACGTATACCGTGGTCCAAACAGACATTCCGCAATGACCGAATGCGGATGCATAGACGCGATGTCCAGCAGCGCCACGTTACGCCAAATGCCTGTCTCAGAATAGACATAGCCACCCTCGCCAAATTCTTCTCCGCGGTAATACGATTTGCCATAGCGATACTCGTACCCTTCGAAATATGGAAGAAGGCTCTTCTCTTTTCCGAATGGCTGCGCCATCATCTCCGGGCAAGTCTTCTTTAAGAACTGAAGCTCTTCTACCGGGAGTTCATGCACTGGAAGCGCCATGTTACGATAACAGAATTCGCTTTGTGGGTTCTTATTCTTACCAAATATCATGGCTTCGGTCAGTGTATTCGTGGTCGAGTTAACTGACATCTTTGTCCAATCGGCAAGAATCTCTCTGGCTGTCCAGTCCGCTTCCAGATAATCGAAAGCTTTCTCGGTTGCTACGACATCGTTTTTGCAATAGGATGCTACCGTTTCCCACATATTCTCTGGAACTGGCTGATCCCATGGAAGACCCAACTCTTTATGATGGATCTTCATCTCAATTTCAAGTTTCTTAAGGGACTTCTTATTGGATGAGGAAGCAAAGTCATAGATATCCGTATAGCTCAGATTGTATGCTTCGCCAAAGAAACAGTTTCTGTCACCAGACACAATCTTTTTTGACAGGTTGTATAGCTCCTTTGGAGAATATCCAAGCATACACGCATACATGATATGGTTATCATATCGACGACAGTTAAATCCTACTAGATCATACTTCAGTAGCATTGAAATATCATCTGGTGTCGGATTTATTAAGACCTGTACTGGATTCTCATCTCCTGGCAATTTCCAGCATACAACAAACAGATTTGGGAATACTTCAGTGTCGAAGAATATAATGTTTGCCCCGTCTGTTTTAACGTCATCTACTGGATCGTCAGATTGAAAATGCATCTTATTGATTTGCTTGAGGCAATACTCTGAGTTGTGGGTAGAGCCTGCTGCAAAGCTTATGATTTTAGGCCTTAAATCAGTTACATCGTATTTGACTTTGCTGTTGTACGCATCATCCAGAATCTTGACAATGAAGTCGATGCTCGGTTTGGTATTTGGATGGATCTCACGCGCCAAACATTTCTTAATCGTTGTCCGGATTCCTTTTTCAACGGTTACAATTTTGTCATTCACCACTTGCTTCTTCTCCTTCTTAGGAAGGCCTGAAGAGATCTCTGAAATATCAAGATCGTTGCACTTCGTCAGCATTCTCCTTAACGACGAATCACCGATCGAGAGTTTGATCTCTACGTGATCGTCCGCTATAGAACTGACCTCTGATATATCGCCATGATAAATATAAGTGAGATGAATTCCTTGTCCAGATTTGCTTAATTCGGCATAGGTCTTAGGCCATTTACTTGCTGCCAAGGCATTTCGTTCATAACACTTATTGCCTTCATCGTCAGGAATATCAAAGTCAACTGTTACAATCCAAGTCGGGCATTGCACGTAGTGCAATCGTTTCGTATCCAGATCTTTCAGAGTCGTTTTGCAATTCTTCCATTTGACAATTGGCGTTCCGGATTCTGATGCGTACTGCGCTGGCTGATCTTTTAACAGTTCATCCAGTTTTGATGGCTGTTCTTTAAATATCAACCAATCCGCTATAGTATCGGAATCAGTCCCTTCGTCTTGTCCTTCTGGAGAGAATTTATCAAAATTAAAATCTTTGTAATAATTCCGGTAGTACTGATCCCCGGCATGATATCTTTCATAGTATTCTTTAAAGTAATTTTTCAACTCCTCTCTAAATATCCGCTTTGGATAAGTGAACGTCACTTTGGAGTCGTCGCAGTATGTCTTGTACATCTCCCATGCTGCTGTGAGTGTAACGTTTTTATTCTTCGCAAAGACTGGATAATTGTCTTCTACAAAGTTGTAGAAATCGTTCGACGCTCCAAGCATCGACGTTGGAATATAAGAGTCGTATTTGCCAGGGTCATTCTCATACACATCAAGACAATGTTTAGCAATTGCACCGAGTTCGAATTTTACCTGGCTCATCGTATTCTTATAATCTGTTGCTGATAGTTTCTCGCCAGAGGGACGAATATCAATCAATCTTCGGATTAGACCAGACTTAGCGTCGGTGATCTTTACCGGTTTGTTGGTTCCCATGAAGAGGAAACAATTGAATCGGTTCGAATACGTCGCCTTGAATTTCTCATTCACAGTCATGTCTTCATGTGATACAAGACTGTTTAATCGAGTGTTGTCTTCGATCCTTGACAGATCCCCGTCATGTTGAATCGCAACTAACGGGTTCGATTTGAATGGCTCCAAGGCAAACGTACTATTTGCAGAACCAAGTGCTTTGGCATCGAAAACACAGTAATATCCGTTGAACAGCCATTGAATGATGTTCAATATCGTAGATTTACCAGTGCCAGCGGCACCATACAGAACTACAAATTTCTGAATCTTTTTGCTGTCTCCGGATATAATAGACCCAATAGCCCATTCAATCTTTTCTCGTTCTTCTGGTGAATACAAAGTTTTAATTAGATGGTCGTATGCTGAAATATCACCAGCCTTTAAAGGATAGTCCAATGCTACGATTGTGTTCTCATCCATTTTCGTTACCTCCTTAACCTTAATTTGTACCTGTGGATCCAAGACCGCCTCTGTTCTCCTCTGAGAATGGTTCGTCAGAATATAAAAAATCAGCTCCGGGCTGTTGTTTTACAATCCGGAACTGACAGATACGGTCGTTCTTATGAATAACTGCTTTTCTGGTTGCATATACTGGGAACATCCACTCATCGAGCGGGCCGCAGTATTTGTTGTCGATGACTCCGATTCCGTTTGTCATCAGCACACCGTATTTCTTAAATGTGCTGGATCTCGGAGCCATAATCGCTTCATATCCTTTTGGAAGTTTAATCGTTACTCCCAAATGTATCAGCTTGAACTCGCCATAGTTCAGTGCGTAGTCCTCGGCTGCTCGAAGATCGTACCACTCTCCGTTATGGGCTGATACGATCTTCTCCATCCCATCTACCAAATTGTGCACCACAATTGTTTCCATCATTCTCCTTCTTCATCGAGATACCATAACATTTGGTACCAGATCTCTGCGTTCCGCATGTCTTTTCTTGGATGCCGTACAACAAATAGACCTCCGTGTGATCCGTCATAGTCATATTCCCTGTTCAAGAAAATATCAACGGCATCGAGAACTTTGTCAGAATTGAAATGACGATCGTCCATGTCATCTAATCCAAGATTTCGAATCATGGTCCAAAACCATTTTGGGCGTCTATCGCCAAGTGAATCGTTCCCCATAATATCAATCTCGCAACGATCAGACAGAGCGACCATCATTTCAAGTATGCTGCAGTAGCCGTCAAGATAACTGGCCAGGTCATTTCTGACAGCTACATCACCATTGTGTACAGTGTCTACATACCGATCACGCATGTCGAGTCCATCCTGAGCACGATTTGAATCCATCGGGATCAGGACAGTAAAGCGTTCCTGGTATAATAATCTTAGCAACTTCCAATAACGATCAATCCTCGACTGATCATCGTTAATGAAGTTGCATAACCATTCGAAATAATCGTCAATTAGTACCCGGTCAAGCATAAATCCTCCGCTCACAGGGCACTGACAAGATTACTCCCAGCTTCTGTCATCAGCGTTAATCTCATAGTCGGTTCCGAGTTCTTCGTTCCGAATATAAATTCTCCCGTCATCAGAACTTCCTAAGAGCGCTTTATACTTTAATCCGACCATGTATTCCGGTCGTTCCACCAGTCCGTTGTCCTCGTCCACAAGAGAACCGTCCGCATAATAGGTCAGACGTACCTGGTTGTAAGTCGGATCTTCTCCGAACTGTTCTGGCGTAATCTCGTAAGGCTCTGTGTCTTCCTCATCTTTTTCATCTGTCTCATCTCCATTATACCGTTTTACGAGGTCCAAGTATTTCGTTTTAAGTTCGTGTTCGTGTTTCTTTTCTTCCTCGTCTTTTAGTTCTTTGTTCGCATCATCTTTTGCCTCAGCCAATTTGTCTTTGTACATCTGCCGGACAGATTCGATCTCGTCATTGGAGATCTGTTCGTACTTCTTCTTATAGTAGCTCATCGCTCCGAAGAAACCGACAATTCCACCAGCAACAAATGACAGTATGCCAATAAGCCCTTTATTCATGTTTTCTCCTTACATGTATCTATGACGTTTGCTTTCATTAAATGCCATTCCGAGGATATTCCCGGTTGGATTTAATTGAATGTACAGTTCCGGCTCCACACCCATCTTTGCTTTATGATTGATCGGTGCGTCTAGACCAAGATCGATGCAAGTATTGCAATACTTTGGGTCGTTCTTGTCGTAGTAATATCCGATGTACTGTCCTTCTGCTGTTGGATTCAATCCAAAGCAATCATAAATCTCATTCAGGCATACCCACGACTTTGCTTTTAAACGAGCATTAAGGAGCGTCTCGTAGCTGCGTGCTGCCATATAGTTGGCTGTTGCATCTTTCAGGAACTTCAGCGAACGATTATCGAACACAAAGCTGTACTCGGAACGCCCCTTCAACTTTTCCATATCTGGGGCGTCCTCTTTTTTCTCTACAACCGATTCGCTTCCGTCTTTTCCTTTGACGACCTGTTTCACATCTTTTGTGAAAATATCATGCGCCAGATTGTAGTCTACCTGGTCGCCAAATTGCTGTCGTACGTTCTCTCTGTAATCATTGTACATCGAGGACATAACTGCATATGCTGCGCTAAGGCCCTTAATCCGATTGGACTGGATCTTTCCTGCCCCGAAAAAGCATCCAAGGCCAAGCGCGATCAGACCGATTGCCTTTGCAAAGTTGATCGCCAGTTTCAGCCCGCACTGAAACTTATTCTTGCGCTTATCCTGCTTGTAAATATCTTCCGTGTACTTCTCTGCAAACGCGGGATCCTCTTCTGACTTTTTCTTTGCAGTCTCGATGATCTCGTCGGTTTTCTTATAATCATCCAGAATATCAACAGCTTTGATTGAAGATTTTCCAACCTCTACTGCACCCCAGATAATGGACGTTCCGCCAATTCCTCCAAGAATCAGCGGGCTATTCAGTTTCGCTGTAAGCGCTGCTTTTGCAGCTGCACTCGCGATAATCGTAAGTAAGCTCATGTAATAACCTCCTATCAATCTAATGGCTGTGCTTTCGGAAGGTCCAGATAATACCGGTTTCCTCTCCGAGCAATATTAAAGTTTCTTGTCGACATCCAACCGTATCGATTGTCTGTATAACTGCCAGTAGCGCCTACGGCGTCATACAAATCTGCTACACGGATCACCTTGTATCTGTCAAGAATGCCATCCAAGGCGTCTAAGACCTCTTCGGCATCAGCTCTTGTGTCAAACGAAATATCATTGTAGCTGTAATCACTCGCCTGATTGTCTCGCCAGCTTCTTGGCGAATCGTCACGGTATCTACGTCCGTAATCGTAGTTGTCCCACGTATTACGTCTCGAATTTGGTCGATCGTCTGACCCGGTGATTGCAGTCCGTACGAAACTGGTCAGTGCATCAGCGATATTCTGCTTTGCTACCGGTATGAACCGGTTTTTCAGAATATCCATTGCGGCATCTGCCAATCCATCCACAGGCGTTTTCTTACGGACTTCGACGTTACCTTTCACGACTTTCTCTGTTCGTTTTTCGTCCATTTCTTCCTCCACGAAGAAAAAAAATAAGAGAGAACCTCAATTGAGATTCCCTCTTATTGATCAACCTGTTACTTCTTACTTCTTGTTGGCCGGTGTTGTTTCCGGTTTCACAGGTGCCTCAGCCTTCTGCTGCTCTTTCAATGCCTTCCGACCTGCAAGCCACGGGTCGATCAGCTTGTTCTTCACCGTCATTGCCACAAACGTTCCCGCTGCGCCAATTCCGATAAGAATAGCTGACCCAAGTGCCGTGGACTTGTCCAGTCCAGACGTTGTCTCGTCAACAGTTTCTTCGGTTGTGGTCGTCATGTTTTCGTCCATAATACATACCTCCAATATAAATTAAACAGTGTTGTTTCACTATATAACCTGTAAATCTTGCGCTTATCCGTAGTAATTCTCGTAATCCCATCTCGGAGGATTGTAGAACCCGACTACCAGACAGTCTTTTCCATCGATCGTGGCGACATTAATCATTGCCTCAACCAATCCCATATCCGGGTTCCATCCAAGATCGTTCCCGATTTCAATATGATTAAGGTTTAACGCATCATAATATGAATTCAGATTCACAAATGTCTGCTGATTAATCTCCCTATTGAGTTCATTGATCGCTCGATTGATATCATTTTCTGTTGAATAAAACCAACGACCAGTCAACTGATCTAAGCACAGCTGTTTTGACGATGATTCAACAAGGTTGACTTGTGGCGCCTTCTGAACAGCCTCGTTTGCAGTACTCTGTTCAATAGCTTTCGTCTGCTTTTCGGTAAGAACGCTCTGGACATTGGTCCGATAATCCCGATATTGTCTGTCAACAAGGTTGTAAGCTGCGAACAGAGACGTAAACTCCTTCCGCATACCCTTTACGCCAATTACAATCATTGTCACACCGGCTGCTGCTTCAATAGCCGGACGAATATAACATTTCCAAGTGATCGCGACTGTCTTCTTTGGACCTACAATCGCTGGAAGATTCTGCACGTTCAGATGCATGTCACAGTCTGTTTCGTTTACAACTTCCTCGTGAAGAAGTTCTAATGCCTTTGGCGTCGAGTTCATAGCAGCATCGACCCCGGCCCAAAGCAAAGTTCCAACACCAATTGCAATCGATATAGCGTTTCCATGCCGTTTTAAGAATTTATTAACTACATGCCCTGCACTTTCGGCAACTGCTGTTACTGCACTCATGCTGATACCTCCTTGTCTTTCTTATAAATATGAAGCATGATTTCCCCTGCTGCTTCAACGATCGTTCCCATAATCACGAATATCCATGCCAGTGTTCTTTTATTCATTTGGATCCTCCATCTTTCTCTTATAGTTCGCCATATCTTCCTGCAACGCCTTATACCACGGCTGCTCTTCCATCATCTTCGCGTATTCATCCGAATCTTCTGGTCCTGGATCCCATCCATAACCAATTACATAGCAGTCTTTATCGCTGTCTTTACGCTTGTGAATATCGAACATAACGTCAATAAACCAAGCGTCTGACCAATCATCAGCGACTTCAGCACTCCATCCGATTTCGTAATCAGACTTTTTTGGTTTTAGTCCAAGGCAGTACAGCCAATATCCAAATGGAACCCATCCACCCTGACTGAATAATCGATTGACTGCAAGTTGGGCGTCTTGCACTTGGACAAGCGTTGACTTAAACCATTGCTGTGAGATCGGCTCATAGAACCAAGTCTCGTCTGGATTTGTGTCGATTGAAGAATAATCGAACGCACGAACAGCTTCGTTTTCACAAATATCACGATCAAGATCTGGATCTCTTTGTTTCACGGCATTTCGGTAGTTATTGTTCCTCGCGCTGATTGTTGCTAACGCTCCAGCAAGTGCTGCTGCTTCGGATCGGTACATCTTCCCGCTCGTGATGTTTAGTGCGATCGTTGCTGCCGCGGTGATGATCGTCGGAATATAACATTTTGCTTTTTCCTTCAGATCAAGCTCTGTTTCTCGCTCTTTCTCCAGTTCGATCGCTTTTATCGTGTTTTTGGCAGAGAAATATGCTGTTAACACGACTCCAGCGCTGCTGGCGATTGAGCACACTATCGGTACCCATTTCTTCATACGCAGTTACCTCCTTCGTAATCTGCAATATAATCTTCATACTCTCCCTCAGTTGAGAAGAGCATGTAGTTACCATTTGACAGACGTCCGTAATATCCTACGGATGTCAGGAAACCGTAAAATTTCATCGGTGCCTCCTATATTGGCTTTCTTGTGAACGTTGTTTCCCAAATTTCATGTTTAAGTGGTTTTAGACGCAACGCCCACATGATTTGTCGAACTGTCACTGTTGGATAAAGACCAGACTCGGTCGGATAGTCGGCATACCGGTCAAAGAATTTCTGAAATCCTTTTGTTAAATAGATCTTGTCGATTAGCGATTCTTCTATCGACGACCAGTACGTCCGCTTGTTCTCAAGGTACTGCTGTATAACAGCAAGCCCTTTTCTGTCGAACAAATATAATGTGCATCTGTCATAGATTGGATGATCACATATATACGTCGACGCATAGCTGACTCCATACAGCGAGTCCGGTTTAAAGTGATACCGCATAAGAAAAAGAGGAAGACCTTGTAAAGATCTCCCTCTTTGACTCACCTCCTATTACTTGTCCAGAGCATCCCTCACGGAATTCTTTCCAGCTGTTGATGTAATCGAACCGGTTTCCTCAAACCGGAACGTATCTCTCAAGTTCTTCTGTTTCAGCCCGTAGCCAATGCACAGGCCGACGAATCCAATTAACGCAGTTCCAATCTTTCCGATTAAATCGGCCTTACGATTCTGCCTTTGAATCTCGATATTGTTTTGACAATTCGATATCTGAAATTCTCGGTCAGATTCGTTCTTAACCCTTTCTAATCTTAATTTGGTAAGCGTGTTGATTTCTTCGACAAGCGCCTTGCGCTCGGGAGTACCATACTCAAGATCGTTCAAAGCCCTCATATCGCTTTCGATCCGATCATCTAACAGCCTCACATCGTCATCCATAATTCACCTCCAAAAATATAAATAGTTGTGTTGTCGTTATAGGACTTGTAATTACTGCTCAATTGTGTCATCCAAATCATTTAGGATTGCCACTCCGACATGAAGCGTTATCCAGGGCGTTTTCGCGATCTTTCCAAGCGGCATCGTGAACCTTGCCTCCAAATACCCATTCTCAGATTCGGGGTTAATGACCAGGTCGCCTGCGTTGTGTCTGCGTTTCCAAATGGCAATCGATACAACGCATCCAAGCGAGAAGGCAATAACAAAGACTACAAGAACGATGATTGCAAATACGAAATTCTGTGACATGATGGTCCTCCTTTTGAAATATAAAAAGAAAAGAGGATAGACCTTGTAAATCGGTCCAATCCTCTTTCCAGTTACCTATAATAATTTTGTAATTCAGTTACTTCTTTAGTTTGTCCCATAAGAGACAAACGATAACCCCCACGCCGATAAGCGTGAAGACGCTTCCGACACCCGACACGGATGCCAGTAAAGCGCCAACAAACGCATATACCAATGCAAAGCTTATCATCATTACTATAATGGTCCAAATCAGTTTCATAATAACCTCCTTTAAAATTACAATAGCTCTCATTATACGGATTGTAATTTTTGCGGTTAGCCACGTCGTCTGTCCAAAATATAAAAGAACTTTCGATAGCATCGATAGTAAGCATCTTTTCCGCAAGGAATGCTATACACTGATTTCAACGTAGGATATGACAGACCCTTCGTTACCCCAAGCAGCAAATATTTCCACAGGTCTTCTCCAGCGTCTTTTGCTGTGTTCTCGACCAGCTCAATTTTTTGGCTATAAAAAATGATCCTTACTGCTATCTCTCCAGTAGGATCATTCTCGGTGTTTCTATTTGATTGTTTGGTGTCGTTACTTCTCCATGACGTTCTCTCTTGTTCTGAATATAATTGCTGTCGTCGTTCTTTCCAATCTTGATATTGTAAACAGAAATGCTGTAGCTCAAGCATTCGATGCTTGCTGACATAATATGGATTTGTTTGTGATGTAACTGTTCTTACTTTTTGAGATCCCATGTTTACCTCCTTGTACGATCTCTAGCTGGTTACATCATTTATTATGTCAGATAGTCAGCATCGAAAATTACTACCCCATTTACCCCATTATTAAACGCTCAACAGACTAAAAAATACTGATATATACAGCATTTCTGCATTGTAATATACTCAGAATGTGTATTTTGTATCACGAAACCCAAAACCTTAGGAAATACGCGGCTTTTATATTGTATCGTACTGCTCTTTTTTACCCCATTTTACCCCGTTCATCGCTTCCACAATGTCGTCATACGTAAGATTGCAGTAGGTGTCCATAGTCGTTTGGATTGACTTATGACCTAGCACCATCTGCACAATCTTCGGGTTTATTCCATTCTTAATACAGTTGGTTGCAAACGTATGTCGCATTGTATGCGTCGTGATACGAGGAATATCAAGTTTGTCGCAAAGGGTATTCAACGCATGGTTTACACTTGACCGGTATATTGGCTTATTCTGTCTCGTTACAAATATCAAATCGTCCATTCCATCTTGGCTTTTGTATTTGGCAGTAATACGTTTCTTGCGGATCTGTTGTCTTGTTAGCTCATTCTGCACTTCATCGTCAATCGGAATATAACGGTCACTGGAAAGACTTTTCGGATCAGTCCGTACAAACTGACCGTCAATGTATGCCAGTGTGCCGGTCACATGTATACGCTTTCTTTCGAACGAAACATCAGCCCATTGCAGCCCAAGGATTTCACTGATTCGCATTCCTGTATGCAACCCAATTACGAGGATTGAATGCAAATAGCTGCTTTTCTCAGTTGCAGAATATAATCGCTGGATCTCGCTTTCAGTTAACGCTCGATTGTGTTTGGCTTTATGGCGCTTGCCAACGATGATGTGATTCGCCGGGTTCGTCTGTATCAGACCTTGTGATTGAGCTTCAGCCATACTATTGGACAGCATCGTTGATAATTGGTTAGTTGTAGTTTGATATGGTATTTCGTTGATTGCTTTTTGCATATCAAACGGCGTTAGTCCTGAAATATCACGTCTTCCGATTGTGTCACGCACATGATTATACAGAGCCTTATATCGTGCAATCGTTACTGGCTTGCAGTTTGGGTGATACACTGCCAGCCACGTATCGAACCAGTCATTCAACGTTCGTACCGGTTTATCAAGTGCTTTAGTATACTTGGACCGCCTCCTTCCGTTTTCATCTGTATATCGAACCTCATATAACCCGTCCGATCGTTGACGGATACCTTTTCCCAATTCGTTCCCATTCAAATCCTTACCCATATCTCCTCCAGAATGGGTAAATCGAGGTAGTAATCTCGTGAATATCATACAACACCTCCGGTATAGTTTTGTATACGAAAAATAAAAGGGACTGCATATTTCAGCAATCCCTTTGTATTGACCATACCAAAATATCACAGAAGATTGTCGTCTGTGTGCTGAATCGCTGTCATGATTAGAAATGCAGCATCAGCTACAATTCCGAATGTACATATAGCAATTCCGATGACCCCTAGGAAGAACGTCATTCCGTATCCTCCTGTGTCGTAACGCCCTTAATCGTCGTTCTGGAGCTTTCGTTCGGGTTCAACGATTTGTGAATCTGTGTATTGAACGCCTTGGTCTCTTCTGTCACGATCGTGTTCTTCGTGCTGTTTGCAGAATCGACAAGCGCTTCAGACAGCATGTATACCGCAATATCACCGAACGCTCCAATCAGCGCTGTGATCTTTGCTACGTCTACATCCGGAAGCGCAAAGAACGCGCAGATACAGACTGCCAGTGATGCCAGCATTGCCCAGAATTTACGAGAGCTCAGCTTCCGAATCAGATCCTCTTTCTTCATTATTATTATCCTTTCTCTTTCTGGATTTGTCAGGGAATATCTTGTCTGCTACCTCGATGATCATCGTTGCTCCACCCTCAACGCCGCACCAACGGTAGAAGTTTTCTACAAGAGAATCGGGAACACTACCGGTTAAGAAATAGCAAACGATCATCAGTACCGTAAAAAGAATGACCGAGCCAACGAGCCCGGTCACTACAATCTTCAAATATCTTGTTTTAGTAAGCTTTCGCCATGCTTTCATCGCCATTACACTTTCTTGATATACTTCGCCATGACAAACCCGAATACGTACGTGCCAATCCGAATATAATACCAGTCTTCTCCTGCTGCTGATTTGACTGTATCACAGACATCAACCAGATTACCCTTATTCAGCTTCGGCCAAGCCATGATGTTCTTGAATTCGGTTCCTGCCCAGGTTCGAACGTTCAGACCGTTAATCTTGGATGCTCCGACCCATTTTGGTTTCTTGCTCGGTCCTGTTGAATTGGTCGATGTTGCTGGTTTCTTTTCTACGTTTGGTTTTGTAGTTATTTTTGTGGTCGATTTTGCGTATTTTGGTCTGGCGTATCCTCTGATCTGGCCGTTACCGACAGCGATCGTACGTCTTCCAACAGCGTCTTTGTAGTTTCCTTCAATTGTCGTAATCGTGTTTCCTGAGACGGATTCAACGATCCCGATATGGTCAGCATATCCGTCGTTTGGCTGAGTCTTCTGGTCCCAGTTATAAACGATGATATCGCCTGGTTTCGGCGTAATTGTCCCATCCTCAAGCCATATTCCAGCACGCTTAAATATCTTTACGTGTTCTTCTACTCCGCACTCAGTTCCGCCGATAAGATTTACGGCATTAGCCTTAATGAATGCCGCTGACAGACAAGTATCGCACCACGAGTCAGAATATCTTACAGCATATCCTCGTGCCAAAGGTTTGTGCGAATTATATAGGTCAACAATCTTTTTATGCTTCCCATTCGCTTCGGAGTATCCGATCCATGATCTGTAAATATCAAGGATCTTGTCAGCAGTTACAGTAGGCACTGGATCATCTCCTTTCAATGCAAACTGGCTATAGTACTGATACCCATAATTCGTGCGTTCCTTTCTCATGGCCTGAGCATTTGCCGGTTGTTCGAAGTGAATAAGGACTGCGTCAGATGCCGCCTGAACCTTATTTGTGGATGTCAATACTGAACAAACCGACTTGTAGCTGGTTTTTAGCTCGTGTACCAAATATTCAAGCTGAGTGCTTAGATCTCCGACCGAAGTTCCCTTCGACTGAGCAAGGTCGTATAAGCCAGCTTTTCGATTCGGAGATGTCCACTGTGCTAGTCCGTATCCATACTGCTTTCCCATCGGTGACAAGAATTCAGAACGACTAATAAGTCCATTATCAACCGCAGCTGTGTAGGACTCATCTGAATATATCTTTCCGAGTCGCTCCCGGTATCTTTGCATACAAAGAATCTCAAGACGATTCGGAATAATACCGGACTCAGCCTTGAGATTTCCCATCAAACCTGCTGCGCCAGCATCTGTCATGCCAGCGTCTTTTAATGCTTTCCAGACTGTTTTGAGATCTGCCATAATCAACCTCCGTTATCAAGACCGGAAATATAATTGTACAATTTGGTTCGTTGTTTCGTCAGTTCTTCCTTATTGTCTCCGGATATCAAGGCATCCATGATGGCAAGAAGTGAACTGAACAATACAGCGTTTCCTTTGTCGATCTGCTTGAAATGAGCCTCATCTTTCTCTAATCGCTTGTCTATTGTGTCTGCGCGTCTTTCGAGCAGAGTGATTCTTTCATTCTGTGTCTGGTTTGGTCGGTCTAAGAATTTTCCGGCAGCCCATAGCATTGTGATGAGCGTACCGAATTGGATAATTAAACCGATCCAATCATGTATCACGTCTATTATCATCTATTACCTCGATTCTTATGCTGTCCTTTTCCACATGTACACGGACAGGTATGGTGGCATGTTGTTGTGAGCAGCTCCTCCACCTGTAAGATTGATACGCTGCTCATTGTTTTTTTCACTGCTTAAACTGCCATACTCGTTCCATCTCGCAGCCAACGGTTTCCCTTGTTCAGCATCTTGAAGTGTTTTTCCACTAAGCCCATCTTCTGAAGCGTACACTGTTATGCTATGACGATGACTCGGCATCTCGTTCACAGTAAGTTTATGTGTTGCTTCACCTCCGGTAGATCCAACCGTATACGAACCTCCAGCTGCTAAGATAAAGCGATCTTTAATCTGTTCCCATGTTCCTCCGAATAACGAACCGGGATTGGTAGTGTTAACCGAAATATAAATGGAACCAACGGGATATACCATGTCGACCAGCATCGCTTGCTTTACATTACCCACCGATCTTGATACATAAAGAAGGTTTGCGTCAGATGCTATACGATCACTATAAGATGGTTTTGGCACATTTGATAATTTGTTACTTGTTGTAGCCATAATGCCTCCTATCGGAAATATCAAGCAGTCCTTTTCCACATATATACTGCCAAATACGGCGGCATGTTGTTGTGAGCGGCGTTGCCTCCTGAGAAACCGGTTTTAAAATATGCTTGAGCAGCCCCTGGTGCATAGTTAAAGTACCATGTGGCTTGTCTTCCGGACGTCTCAGATCCAGCGTTTACGCCGAAATAACCATTCTCGTTTCCACTTGAACCTCCCCATCGCATGTCGCGATGGTCATGACTCGGCATCTGGTTGACAGTCAGAGTATGCCAAGCTTCTCCGCCTTTTTCACCAGCTGGACAGTTTACAGCTCCTGCTTTTACAGTGCCAAAGTAAGTGTTATTGTTCTCTTCAAGTGCACCGACAGCGACCAAGAATCGGCCTTTGATCTGTTCCCATGTTCCTCCAAACAGAGTTCCTGGATTGGTGGCGCTTGCTGAAATATAGATCGCCCCAACCGGATAAATCTTCAGCATCATAGATGCAATGTCATTCTTATTTTTATCGATCTGCTGAATATAACCGGGAAGCTGTTTTACATTCCCGTTCGATACGCAGAGCATGTTGGCGGAGGAGACATCACTGGATGCTGTTTTATCGACTGCAGAAAGATTTTTTGTAGTATTTGCCATGCCGTAACCTCCTTATTTAGTTCTGTGCCAGCAATACGCAACAATGTATGGTGGCATATTGTTGTGAGCGGCAGAGCCACCGGTTGCTCTAGTTGTCTTATAGTTATTCTCAGCAGTTGTACCATCGTGCGTTAAACCAAGTCCGCCTCCGGCTGAGTTATTAAAATCATCGTTCTGAAAATATACATCATGAGTATGGCTTGGCATCTCGTTCACAGTAAGTGTATGTGTTGCTTCACCTCCGGTAGATCCAACCGTATACGAACCTCCTGCGGCTAAGACAAAACGATCTTTAATCTGTTCCCACGTTCCGCCAAACAGAGTTCCTGGATCGGTCGGATTAGACGACCAGTAATAGCTTCCAACCGGATATAACAGATTCGCAAGAGCCGTTATCGGAAACCGCTTTATGGCCCCGCTATCCACACCAAGTAAAGATGATCCGGTCGTGGCCGATCCGGCAGGTACTTGCGCTAATGACTTTTTCGTATCAGCCATTTGTATCATCTCCTGTCGTTGTTGTAGTCGTGGTCGGTTCTGTTGCCGTAGATGTCTCAGTCGGTTCTGATGATTCAGTATTAGAAGCGCTTCCAGTGTCGACTTCGAGATTTTCCTGGATCATCTTTTCCTGGTATTTGTAGACTCTGTCTTCGAAGTCGCCCCGATCCAGTCGGCACACAAGTCGATTTTCCTTGTATGCTGATGGGTCTATCTGCCAAGAGTTGAAGACGACATCATCTGGTTTCTGTTCGTCAATTGTCGCCTGATACCCCTCAACTTCAATGCCGTCAATAACTGAACGTCCATATACAGTAATAGTTCTATGCACACTAAGCATGTTACGATTCCTCCTGAACTGTAATTGTGTAATTTACTTTCAAATATCCAGTGGTTTTCTTGTCGATGTAGACGAGCCATGAATCTGATTCAATGCTAAATACAACATCTTTAATAAAGATAGGATCGCTTTCGCGGAATTCAGCGTTGCATACCCGAACAACAGCTGTCGCATCTGCTTGGCTTCTAGAGAATATAATGACGTGATCGGAATCAGCGAAGTATAGTGTTGTAGTACCAGCTGTATTCTTCGGTACTCGATCGAGCTGCTTCTGCTGAATTTGAACCATTTTGACCAGATCTGGGATAAGCTTGGTATAGTCAATTGACGGAACCTTCGTATTATCGCCAGTGTAGCCATTCTTCTTATACTCATCCGGAATATAAACGATCTCCGGCATGACGTTCAGAGTATCTTCAGCGATCAGTCCCCGCCTGTCAAACCTTGAACTATCCGGACAGACTCCTGGCTTATAGTCGAACTTCACGACATCCAAATCCAAGATACGTCTGGCAGATTCTTCTGACTCGGGTACGATGTTGGTTTTGATGACGCGGGAAGAGTAATTATTTAACCCGTTAATACAAGTAACATAGCCACTGTAAAGATTTCCAACGTATACATTTCCAGCTCCACCAGCTGGATTATAGCCTGATGGATTGTCTACGGCAGATAATCCGATTTGAACGGCCATACTATTCGGAAATAACTGAGAAAAAATTGTGTTGGCCATGTATACAGATTGGACAGCAGTTTCAGTGCCACTCCACGAGCCTCCATACACGCTTATTGATGACTTCGCGGTAATCTCTGTCGCATTGATCGATCCCGTGAATGACCCAGTAGCACCGGTTATAGTCGCCCCCTTGATCGTTCCGCCGTTTATTATTCCGGTTGCATTAACATTCTGAGCAAATATATTATTGACATCGACCTGATTCGCAGTAAGCTTGCCGCGAATATTTCCAGCGTTTATAGTCAAGTTGTTTGCGTCTATTTGGTTTGCACCAAGTCGACCAATAATATCAGCAGCATTCACTTTTATTCCTTGAGCATCAAGTTGATCGGCTCGTATCTTTCCGACTATGAGATCAGCGTCAATCTTACTTCCGCTTTCTCCTGAAATATAAACCTTCTTCAGATAGGCATAACCATCGTTACGAACATAGAATGGAACATCCGGGTTTACACCGTTCGCTCCTGCCGATTCAACAGCAAGCACGACACCGTCGTCCATCGAATACTCTACTCCGTTACCATCGGTATACGGATTACCGTTTTCATCAGTAAATATAATTGAGTTTAACTCTGTTCCATTTCCAAGAACAGCTGTATGAGTGTTATCTGATTGTTCGTCTTTATTCCAGAAGGCATCGGTGTCAATATTCCAGCCTGCAATGCGACCTTTGTCAGATATCAATCTAGCGCCCTTGATCGTACCAGTCGCATTAATCGTTTGAGCAAACAGATCATTAACATCAATCTGAGCAGCCTTGATGCTACCAGTAGCGATCTTTCCGCCATTGATCGTTGTCGTGTTTGGAACATAGATATTGTTCTTTATCGCGTTTGCGTTGTTGTTGGCGCTGTTCGCAGTATTCTGGGCGGTTACGGATTTGTTGTAAGCTTCTTTGGCAGCTTCATAAGATGAGCTCTTCTGGACACTTCCCCAGACAACTGCACCGTTGCTATACGTGCTCTGTTCACAGGTATAAAGAGTATTTGTTGAACCAGCTGAGAATGCCGGCTCCGTGGTTGACCAATCACTTGTAGAAGATGCCGGGCTTGCAGGAGCAGATGCTGAGCTAGCCTGAAGTTTATAATATGTAACAATTTTGCTGACTGAGACGCCTTGAGAACCGGTAGCACCTGTATCACCCTTGATTCGTGCCCACGTATAGGAACTAACGGAAGTCGGATCCGACGAATTATAATCGGTGCAAGTACCAATATACGTTCCAATAGTTTCTCCACTGTTCGTGGTGAAGGTCTTGCCGCCATCGTTCGAGTATTTAACATGGAAATACGGCGTTCTTCCGTCAGCACCTTTAGCTCCTGGAGTACCATTGACGCCGTCATTTACCGTTTGCGTGGTTTTTGAACCATCAGCGTTTGTCACCACAATCGTTGTGACTGTCCCTGACTTCGAGACCGAAACGGTCGGCGACTTACCGTCCTTGACATTTGTCGCAGTTATATCTGACATAGCCAGAACAACAGGAGCATCATAGGAAAGCGTGACGTTTGTTATGCGCATTCCGCCGTTGCCATTAACGGTAGCGATGACGAATGCGTATGGCGTCATACCTGCTGGAATGACAATATAACTAGAGAACCAATTCCAAGCAGTATTTGTGTTACCAGTATTGGTTGATGCCCAGTTAACGTGACCACCATCATCTTTATATCCAATTAAAGACAAAACCCCAATGTTGCTTGCCGATATAGCCTTATGCCCAAAACCTACATATAGCTTTCGGTTGCCAGTCTGCTTTGGGATTTGAATGTTATAGACTAAACCGTCTTTATGGTCTTTGGTTGTGCTGGAGTATTTTGGGATAATGTAGTCATTTCCGTCTTTTGTCGCGCCGTTAATTATGCTTGGAGTTATTCCATTTAGGAGGTTGCTACTCATGCCGCCACCCCCCCCACATCAGCAGCCAGCATCTCGCCCTCGGCGGGTGCCCATGCGGCCGGTGTATCACCCTCGACCAGCATATATGCGCATATGCTCAAAGTGTAATTGCCAGGCACCTCAACTCGCGCGTATGCGCGCTTTGACGCCGTCGGAGTGAAAGTATGGCTTATGACGCGCCAGCTACCGTCGGCCGCGTCATAAAATGACTTACTGTTTGAGTTGACGAACTCATTGGTCGCGAGGTCGTTGTCGCCGGGCTGGGTTACTGCCGTATATATTTGCACAATATGTCCTTGTCCGGGCTCGACCTTCACGCACGCCGAGAAGGTGTACGTATGCCCCGCGGTGAGCATTACTGGCTTGCATAAGCCGCACCATTCACCTGTTCTCGTCATGACGGTGAAACCATCGTGCGTCCCGTCAGCGTGCCATGCAAATGATCGAACCCATTCACCAGACCAGTCCATGGTCCCGCTCAGCAGGTTGTTCCTATTCCTATGCTCATCGATCATTTACTCCAACACCTCCCCTTCTGCCGGAGCCCATGCGTGCGGCTCCGAAGCAATACACAGCATTGGGCTGTCGAACCAGATGATCGCATTCTTTCCATCTGTTGAGCCATTGTTGTCGAATCGAATTTGGTAATTCCCCTCTGGAGAGGCGGTTGGGAGAGAGAAGATACAAATAACCCACCCCCCCCCCAGGACCTTTTGCACAATGAGTATTAGTTACCGCAATCCATCCATCGACAATTTTTTCATATAAAACAAACATGTCTATCCCAGCGCAATTCTCGGTATTCGCCGAGTACGCTGAGAAT